GTTTCCGGCGCGCGCATGGGTATCGCGCCGCGCTCGATTGGGTAATTCAACAACCAATCAGCAATTATTTCATTGCCGCCCGAATGCAACCATGTGAACAGCCCGTTAAAATATGCGTCATCCATGCCGCGCGCCAGACGATCCGCGTTTGTCTGAATAGCGCTGTAGAAAATCGAGTAGCGCCGACCATTCACATTTACCGGGATGGCGTCTTTGTAATTGGAGAACAACAGCCAATTGGCCGGATTGTCTTCCATTTCCTGGTCAACACCTTTCCCCTGCACTTCAACGCGTTTGTCTGAAATCATCGGCTTGAGAATTTCAATCAATTCGCGACGTTCATCAACTTTAATTTCATTCACAATAATCATCAATTTGGCGCGCATCCAAGCGTTAAATTTTGAACCGCTATTAACCAATTCATCCGCTTTAGGGCTATAGGTGTACATTTCACCAAGCGTTAGCGTTATCGCTTCTTGAATGAAACCTTTACCGACACCTTCCGCAGATTGCACCATTGGTGCCCATGGTATTTTAAATCCTGGGTATTGAACGTTGTGCGCGAGATATGAATAGATGATTTGTCTATCGCTTTCGACCGGAAGCATATTTTCCATATGTCGCAAAAACGGGCTGATATCACCACGTTTGGAAGTGAGCCGAATAGGAATGTAGGTGTTTACACCTTTTCGCCCTAGCTGATCTTCAATAATCGCAAATGTTGGCTGTTCTGGCAAAAATCTAATGTGATCAACTTTCGGAATTGTCCAAAGTGTTGAACGCAATGCAGCTTTCCAAGGTTCATCTGTTGTTTTTCCATCTGGTGTGATGATGAACAATTTGCCACCATATGTACCGTTGAATTTTGTTGCATTCATGAACCGACCGCGTGGCGTTAGAATTTCGCCCATTCGCTCGACAAAAAAGCAATCCTTGAACCATTTTTGACAATCATATTCAGAAAGAATATCGGGCAATTGCTCGCGTTCATTGTCATCGGGCAACGGTTGTTGTTGCGGCTCGCCTGGAGCGGGCAACGGTTGCGGTGTTGGTGCAGGTGTTTTATCGAACCCGAATTTTTCATATGCGACCAATGAAGGTGCGCGCCGGTAAAGCGATTTCCAACCAACTTCCGTTTCTCGGATGGATCGCCATTGTTTATCATTTTCGCCCGCGTCGTTGCCGGTGTAGCGCTCGCACCATTCATCCCATATCGCGCGCAAGGCCGGTTCGTCTGCCAGCGTCCAACCGGCCTGTTTGATTGCGGCGGTTGTGGATATCCATTCGGCCCGGTCTAGCTGGTTTGGATCGATCAAGGACAGGCCGAACCGCAGCCAATCGAGCGACGGCGCGGCAAGTGACGGTTCGCCAAGCGCATGACGCCCGCCACCGCTGTCAATGACGTTCACATGTGCAAGACTGGACGCCAGTGTTTCAACCGGTCCGACAACGCCACCAAGTGACCACATGTTGACAAGGTGTGGCGTTTCCGGGCGCTTTAGATGTAGCGTGCCAGGAAGACGCATAACTCGCGTCGGATCGATAATTGACCGATCACCGTTAAACTGTTGCGCAATGCGACGTTGCAACAATGTGAAATAGTCGTTTCCAGTATACGGATTGACAACCCAATAAACATGCGCTTTACCGGGCGATGATGAAACCGCAAATGTGGGCAACGGTTGCCATTGTGCAGCAAGTGAATAATCCGCTTCCGCGTTCACACCGTCCAAATCGGCAACATGCGCGCGAATATAATGCACATTTGCGACATCACGCCCGATGCCGTCCAACGCGGATATATTGACAAATACGCCGTAACCGCGAGATTGATAATCAACCAACGTTGACCAGATCGCCGGAAGTGTGTTGTGAAAATTATGTGCGGCAACACTTTTATCGCTGTCGTGAATACACCGAAAATCGACAGTCGCGCTTTCTATCGGCTGTTGCGTAAGTGTTGTAATATATGTAGCTGCTTGCTCATAATTTTGCATTGCGCAACTCATTAAGACGATCAATCGCAGCTTGGTTGTTTGAATTACGTTCTGCAACAGCCATGCACATTGCAATAAAATTTAATTCATCTGCATCTGATTTCCCCATATTGTACATGTTACAAACAACTTGAATATTATCGTTCGTGTAACCCTTTTTAGCGTCAACTCTATCCAATGATGGTGCAAAAAAACCATAATGAGTTTCATCATTAACATTCAAATCAAGTTTTAAACCTGTTTGAGCGCAATAACCCATTTCCACAAGCAATTTAATATAATTAAAATCTAAATCAAAAGAAATATTCCTTTTTTTTGCTCGATATTTTGCACTATTAAACATTTGAGAAGCGCGACCGTGAACCGTTGCATAACGATTTCTTGAATAGATAAACATTTGCTGATTAACGCATTTTTTACATACGCTTTTAACACCACGTTTACTGTCTGATTTCTTGTAAAAATCACTAAGCGTCTTTTCGACGCCGCATTTTGTGCATATCTGCATGTTAGGACGCCTCGCCACTATCACGACCGGCAAGAAAAGCATCAACGTCCGCAGCAAGCCATTTCGGCGGTTTCATACCCTCTATATGTGGTATCGGGCATTTGCCGACACGCAACCAATAGCGAACAGTTACGGTTGGTTTACCCAACCTTTCCGCTAACTGTTTGATATTTAAGATTTTTGGTGAATTCTCGCTCATACCACATGGATAAACCGTCATTCACCAGACTGTCAAGCGATATCTCATTTTTATCACAATATATCATTTTTCACTTGATCCACAACGCGCCGCCGTGTAACTATTCGCGGGAATAGGAGAACCCGCCACCATGTCACAAACTCCCCACACTCGCCTAATCGCGCTTTGGAAACAATTGATGGAATTGCATGATTTCAAATCTGCAATCATCCATCTTGATCCAAAGACGCGCCACGAATTAATCATGATATCAGCGTTTGTCAGTGCGGATGCACCAATTGGCCCAACAGACATCATTCACGATCCGGTTTGCATGTACATTGAAGGAATTAAGGAAAACGGGCGGCGCGTCTATTTTGACGATCCTGAAACAGATAGGCAATTTTTGTGAGGAAATGAAACATGTTTAAGTTACCGTCGAGTAGTCGTAAACTTGCCCAACGCGTCAAAGAACTTGAAGCACAAAATGCGGTGCTTGCTGAAAACCTGGAGAACTTGACCGCCGCCGCCCGCGCAATGGATGGCCGCGCGTATCTGTTCAAAATCGACCGTGACGGACGCACCAACAAATTCACATTCGTTCGCGGTACTGAATTGCACGTAATTGAAACAATGGGGTTGTTGTCCGACGACATCGAACAATGGCGCAATGATTTGGGGTTGAAACCATGAATATATCAGACGTAATGCCGGTTTACGGCACAAACGTTGGTCACGGTCACGTTTGGGAAAGACCGGACGGCATGAAAATGCGTTGCGGTGGCCCTGGAATGTGCGCAAAATGCGCCAAAGATGCAGCCGCGTTGAAATCTGCACAGCAAACATTGGATGAAAGTGAGCCAACAACCGTTTCGAGAGCAATCAAGAAATCGGCCCAAATCATCAATGAATATCGAAAATTCATGCTTCATTGGGCAAAATTAATAACTGATTTCACTGATGAACTTGACAAAAGCGATATGACAGATGACGAAAAGACCGCAGTTCTGTCTGGTTTCAATGTGGAATTAACGAAATTAGCAAAGGAATACGACAAATGAAGCCTATTCTATATTGGACATTCACCGCACGATGGGGTTTTTACCACCTGAAATTGATTGGTGTGACATCAGAAGGCCCGCGCGGTCGCGTCAATGGTCGGTTTGAAGATGATGCGCCAACGCATACAGTGAAAAACCGTTGTTATGGTCGGTTTGAAACGAAAGAGGCGGCGCTTGCGATCAAGGATAAATTGCAGGAAATCCGCAAAAAATATAGAGAATTGCGCGAACCTCTTGAAAAACAAATGCAAGATTTGCACGCCGACGAACGTAAAGAAATTGGAGAATTGATCAAATGACCAACAACAAGCCAATCAATCGGATTGATCGCGATGAAGTGGAGTGGTTTAAGCATCGCACGAAAAATCCAGACGGATCACCGGTTAATGCGTTGAACGAATACCAACGTATTGCCATCACGTCCGCAATCTATCCTGGTAAGGGTACGCCGTTCGGCCTGATGTATGCGGCGCTTGGATTGGCGGAAGCTGGCGAGGTACAGAACAAGGTCAAGAAAGCGTTCCGCGATGATGATATTTTAACACTTGAAAAGCAAACGGGTGATCCTGGGGAAGAATGGTATCACGCTTACATCTGTGATCTGACACCCGAACGCCGCGCGCAGATTATCAAGGAACTCGGCGGCGTTCTGTGGTACATTGCCGCCGTCTGTGATGAGATCGGCGCGAACATGTCGGATGTGGCCTTGCAGAACCTGGAAGAATTGTGCAGCCGTGGTGAGCGTGGCACGTTGCAGGGTGATGGTGATGACAGATAACATCATACAGTTTCCGAAACCGGATGAAATTGTTTTTGTGTGTGGTTGCGGTTGCATGTCGTTTTTCATCAATCACAACAACACCATTGAATGTTGCAATTGCAACGATATTAAAGACGGTTCGCCGCCGAATGGCGACTGGCGAAAAAATTTGCCGGACGTTCCCGATAATGTGACGGAAGACACGGACGGAAAAATATCCGTTCGCGCGATTGGAAATTCTGAAATTGCACGCCGTCAAACAATGAAGCAAATTCAAGAGTGGAGTGTGTCGGGAACACTCGCAATAGTGAGCGCGTACAACAATGATGGAACCGGCAAACACTGGTTTGATATTGAAACAAAAGAACAACAGCAATGGGTTTTGCGAAAGTTGCAATTAGTTGTTGATCATGTGAAAAATACGAACATAGAGGAATGACAAATGAACAATGCGGAAAAAGTGAAATATCTTTTGGAAGCTATGAAGCATATCGCGAGTGAAGCGAGCAAAAGTAAACCAAGCCGACTTAAAATTAAAGAAGTCGCGAACCATGCAATCAATGAAGTTGAAAACCAATGAAGAAAACACGCATTGTCACCCGCAATGATCGAATTGAAGCATATCGCGAAAATACGCTAATTGGATATGCTGAAAACGATTATTTGTACGCAATGGATGCAAATGGGTTTGCCGTTCCAATTGGTGAAATCAGCCATCGCAGCGAGATTGCAGGAAAAATTGACGCATGGTCAAAACAGTCGAAATAAAAGGCTGTTACATGCTTGCCTGTTATCCCCTTGCAAGTTGGGTAATATTTCGCCTGGACGCAAACGGGCGAGTTGACAAGAACATGATAAACGGCAAATGGTCGGATGTATGGTTGAAATGGCAGGAATTAAATGCTTGACCGCATATGTTCCATACGTTCCGTTTCACTCATATGAGCAACCGCCTTGTGATGTTCCAATATGAGCGCTGCAATCACTTTGCTTTCACCTTGTTCAACACAATGATAAGCGATTGCATCACGTAAAGATCGATCACCGCGCGAAAAGTGATAACAAACCGCACCGTGCGTTAAATCCAATTCGCGCGCAATTCGCCTCGCCGTAATTGGTTCGCCCGCACGCCATAATCGCAACCCGGTTTCTAAAATTCTTGTTTTTGTATCCGACATATCAACCTCACATCATCCGGTCCGGTAGCAAACCCGGCATATCCGCCGTAACCCTGCACCAGATCGATGAAACGTTTTTGCGCAATCGCGCGTTCATCCACTTGGCTAAATTGCCACGTTGACGCCTTTGTTTCAATAGCCGTGAACACACCCAAAACCGTCCAGCCGACACCCTGGACATAGGCTTGAACCGGAGTGATGCCGATTAGGTCGCTCGACTTGAATTGTTCATTTTCGCGTTTGGACGTGTTCATTAATCCGTAACGAATATGCCGCCCGGTCACATCTTCGCAAGCACCCACATTATTGCGCATTGTCAGAATGTTTAATCGAGCCGCTTCTAATTGAACGCGTTGTGCAACTGGTGTTTCTTTCACTTAAACCACCCTTCAACCGTTTCCGCCATTGCTTCAAATTCCTGTCGGTCGCGATCTGCGCGCAATGCGTCCATCACGTCGCAACCCATCAAATGATAAAACTGCCGATACATCCAACTATCATCGCGGCCCGCCGCTCGACCGATACCGGCCCATTGCGCGATGGCGTCGGACAATCGTTTTTGAGCAGCAATCTTTGCCATGTGCTTATTGCTATGGAACCCCGCCGCAGCGCCACCAGCCGCCGCACCAACGCGTTGCGCCACATCGGCGGCGCTTTCCATCATCATGGCTTGTCGCTTGGCTTCTAGCGCCGCTCTATCGAGCAAGATCAAATCACCATCAACCATTTCGATTGTGCGTGATCCTGGTTCCGGCAATGGTGGCGTAGCGCCGCAATACGGGCAACAATTGTGAAACCGTTCATATGGCTTTGCGCATGACATGCAGCGAGTTAACGGAATGTCTTCCGGGTCTTTTTCACTCTTGCCGCGTTTGTCACGTCTCGCAAGTGACCAATGACGCGGCTTGTCCGGTAATCCATGTCGCACCACGTTAGAAACATGATCGATAATCAAACCGTACAATTTGCCAGTCAAGACACGCAACGCACGCCCGAACATTTGCAAATATTTGACCAATGACGCGGTTGGTCTAGCCATGATGACGCATTCACAAGCCGGAACATCAAAACCTTCATCAAACAAATCGACATTGACAAGAACGTAAATTTTACCGCTTTTGAATTCGTTAATGTATTTTTCTCTTACGTTTGTCGGTGTTTTGGCAGAAACCGCCGCCGCTCGAATACCTGATTGATTGAATTGATCCGCGATTTTGGTTGCTGTTTCAACGTCTGTCGCGAAACAAATCGCGCGTTTGAACAACGCATAGCGTGCGTAATTGCTAACGACATCGCCAACAATTCTTGATTTTTGGGATGCAGCTTTAAGTTTCTTTGGACTAAAATCGCCGCCGTCCGTAATGGCGTCATCATCAATTTGCAAATCGCTAACCGGGCAAACAATTTCATAATCGCTCAACGCTCCATTGTCGATAAGCCAACGCATTTCAGGACCGAGAACCATATCATGAAATACGCCGTCATAATCCGCACCAAGTCCTTGACCATCTGGACGTGATGGCGTGCCGGTGACACCCAGGCCGCGCGCATTTGGAAACATGGTAACGCCACGCCCCCATTTATTTGCACGCAATACATGGTGCGCCTCATCGATTGCCCAATATTCAATTTGCTTTGCCCAATCAACCAACGCATCGGCGCGAGCGTTAAGCGTATCAATTCCGGCAACGCTGCAATTTGCAGTAGGATGTACATAAACCATACCATACTCGCGCCGATGCGAAGCGGTAATTTGTCGGATTGTATCAGCCGAACCAATAATGCGATGTGGAATGTCACGTTGCGCGATATGATGTGACATTTGCGAAACTAGCTCATTGCGATGCGCAATAATCGCTTGCCGCATGTTCGCAGAATTGATGTCTAGTGCAATATCAGAAAGCACAATCGATTTACCAAAACCGGTTGCAGCTTGCGCCAACATATTCCGATGACCAGCATTCCAACCGGTGTAAACACCCTGTTTAAGCTGTTGTTGATCCGGTCTAAGTATGATGGTCATGCACGCGCCAACAATATAACAATCCAAACACCCGACGAATGCGGGCCGGTTATTGCCGTCCGATACCATGCCGGATCATGTGCAATCTTACCGTCTGCGCCGATAACGCAATGATCGCCGCCCGCGTTTGAACAAAACAACATGAATTCGGTTTTATACATGGACGCTTCCCGCAACACCTCATCAAGTGACATTTCACCTGGAAGCGGATAATACGCAGGAATTCGACCATAACCGGCAAGCCAAACGCGCATTCTGTCAAAAGCTAATTCGCCGTTTCCATCATCATAAAAATGCGGAACAGCTTCACATGGTGTTTCAAGAATTGAAGAAACACATGCGCGAACGCAATCGCCGTAACTATTCGGTGGATCATGTTTCACAAGACAAGTGTTATGGATCATTTGAACCATTCCGGCAATGTTGCAGGTTCAACGGTGTACGCTTTCCCGTTGTCGTCAATGCGGTTCGGCATGAAAAGACCAACCCAATCAGGCGAACCAATATCACGCAAAACAACCGGTTTATTGGCGTCAATGAATTGCGGAAAAGCAATTTGACCGGTTGGCGATGCAGAATTGAGCGCAACCATATCTTCAATGTTCCAAGCCATTGCACCAACGGTTGCTGTAACCGGTTTGTCGGGAACCCATGACCGCCATCCGTCCAAAGGTGTTTTAGCTGGAAAAATCGCCACGTTGCCAGGGTAATTGTAACCAAGTGTGCTTTTCGCACTTGCCATTTGCAACTCTGGCAAAACCGTAATCGCAAGTGATGAATTGAACGGCTTTTCTTCATTACATTGTTTGATCAATGTTGCATCAACAGCCACATGAACCACGTTGTCAGGCTCTTGTGACGTTCCAAGATGATAAATTGCTGCAACTTTGCGATTGGACGCGATAGCGTATTCGTGACCGCCTTTCCGCTCCAACCGAACGCACCGCAATAACCCGCGTTCTTCACTGGTGACGTTATCCGGCATACGATTTGTAACGCCCGCAAGCCTCGCAAAAATTTCGCACGACACGTTAAAATTCATTTCATTCACCTCTCTTTTTCATGTTGAATTCCACAACATTTTGACAGAATTTTAACATGTCTGCATCGGTTAATTGAGATTTTGCCAGATTATACCATGTACAAACAATTTGTACATTATCATCAGTATATCCCTTGTTTGCGTCTATTCTGTCAATAGACGGGGATCGGGGATTTCTCGATAGTTTCGCGTTTGTGTTCTCCCATTCTAAATCAATTCCGGTTTGTTCACATTTGTTATTTTCTAGTTTTTTCATTATAAAATCTACGGAAACAGAACATTCATATTTTCCGCGTGCTCGATTTCTAGCTTTGTTCAATAAATGGATTGCCCTACCTCTGACCGTACTATAATATATTTTAAAATATTCTCTTGATGTTTGAGAAATTTTCTCTTGCTCTGCCAATGTTCTTTTTTCTTTTCTTTTTCTTGCCAATTCAACATTCATTATTTTAGCACACGCTTTGCACCAACTATAATAGTATTGACGCCCCTTGATAGTTCGTTTATTAAATTCCGTTTCATCCTTTAAAATTTGACATTTTGTGCAAATTTTGGTCATTTTGATACTTTCATTTTGTCCAGTAGGATAAATAAAAAAGTCATTGACAAATGTCAACCGCTAAAATAGAGCTAGTCACAGACCCAACCACAACCGGAGAACATTGGAATGAAATACACCCTTACAATTACGGACGCGAGCGCATCGGAATTGTCCAAATTGCTCGCCTCGCTTGGCGGTTCGACCGCTGTCAACGTGACACAATCTGTCACTGGCACACCGCCACCCATGCCGCCGACCGGCAACACCAGCGATGATGACGATGATGAAACCGGCGACAATGAAGCCGCGCCCGGCACGCTTGATAAAGACGGATTGCCGCACGATACGCGCATTCATTCCGACCCGGCCAAACTGACAACCAAAGGTGTTTGGCGCAAGCGGCGCGGTGTGACAGATGCGGAAGTCACAAAGGTTGAAGCGGAATTGCGCAGCCGGTCGGCTGGTGTTCCCGGCTCGCCGCCCGTTGTCGGTACACCGGCACCGAATGAACCGGTTGGCAATGCGCCCGCACCGCAGCCGCCCGCAGCGCCCGGTCCTGGTCTTCCGCCACCCGCACCGCAGCCCATGCCGCAACCGCCCGCACCAACTCCACCGCAGCCCATGCCGCAACCGCCCGCACCAACTCCACCGCAGCCGACCGGCCCGCTTGATTTCAACGGTTTCATGCAGAAAATTCAGGTGTTGTTGCAACAGAAAATGCCGGATGGTTCGCCGTTCATTGACGGCCCATATCTCGCGACCGTTGCACAACGTGTTGGTACGGGCTTCAACGTCCAGTGCAACAGCATCACCGATTTGGCCGCTGATCAGCGTTATATTGATTATGCGGTGCAAATCATGCAGCATGATCAGCGTTGGCAGTAATCAATCATGCTAACAATCGACGCCAGCAATTTGCCACGATATATACAGTGCAACGGTCATCGGCTCTTGCAAGCGGACCCTGTATTTATCGAGCGTGATAACACCATCCGCGAGGAAGGCAACGCCGCGCATTGGCTGGCGTCGGTTGCGTTTTCCGGTCAACACACAATTGATGAAATGGTTGACCGGAAAGCACCCAACGGGATTTTCATAACGTCTGAAATGGCGGAACATGTGAGCGATTATATATTCACTATTGACCGCAACCCTTATCATCCTGGAAACATGGAATGGTCATATTCGCTGGTTGGTCAAAATTGGCAAGTCAACGGGCGTGCGGATTATATTTCTCATAATGATCAAACACTTAACGTTGACGATTTGAAATATGGTTACACAATCGTTGAACCTAAGAAAAATTGGACGTTGATCGCACACGCAATCGGTTATTGTCAAACAAACAATGTTGCGCCGCAACGGATCACATTCACAATCCATCAACCTCGCGCGCCGCACCGTGACGGACGCGTTAGAGAATGGTCGATTAGCTATGATGAATTGTGCATTTTGGCCGCTGATTTATCCGGTCCACTGTCGTATCCATCCGACACGCTGCAAACCGGTCCGAATTGCTACAAGTGTCCGGCGTTTGTCGGTTGCCCGGCTCGCCAGGATGCGGAGTTGAACGCGCTTGACACTGCCCATATGGCGTATCGCGCGGAAATCGAAAACGCGGAATTAACCGACCGCATGGCGCTTATTCACCGCGCGGAAGAAATGATAAAACAGGCAAAAAAAGCCTATGAAGAACAAATTATGTATCGATTGCAACAGGGCCAAGCGTTGAACGGTTATGCAATCGAAAACGATTTGACTAACCGCATGTGGAAAGATGGTGTCACGGTCGATTTGATGCAAACATTGACCGGTGTTAATCTGTCCAAACCGCAACTTATCACGCCGTCACAAGCTGAAAAGGCTGGCGTTTCCAAGGATATTGTTGCAATGTTCGCGGAACGCCGCCCGAAAGGTTCAAAGCTTGTACGGGTTGACACTGACAAGCGAGCCGCGAAATTCTTCGGAGATAAACGCACATGAGAGATGAACCAAGAACCAACAAACGTCTAATGGAAATGGTTGAAATCTCATATGACACTAGCTTGTTTGTTGGTGATGAAGGTCGTTGGACAGTGTTTGAAATTGTTAAACGTCCAATTGCTCAAACAGCATCAAAGGAAGACGCAAACCGATTGATTGAACGTCTTAAAAAAACCGCGCACGTGGCGAAATAGGTAAACGCAACAGACTTAAAATCTGTCACCATTAGGTTTGTCGGTTCAAGTCCGACCGTGCGCACCAAAAATAGGAGTAATGGCGGAATTGGTAGACGCAACCGAATTACCGGGAAAGTTCTAGGTTCAAATCCTAGTTACTCCACCAACCAATCAACAACAGTGAAGGAATAAAGAAATGGTAGCAACAGAAGGCACACAAGTTAATGCGCTTGGTCGCATTGTTTGGGGTCATCCACTCAAGGAAACGCAAAAGAAAGACCCGGCAACAAATCAGATCATTTTGAAAGACGGTAAACCGGTCATTCAACATGTGTTCGGTTTGGCGGTTCCGAAAGCTGAATTCCTTGCAACCGTATGGCCCGCGATGCAGACAGAAGCAGCAAAAGGTTTCCCGTCCGGTGTTCCGCAGAATTTCGCTTGGAAGATCGATGATGGTGACGACGCCACGCCGCGCCAGGGTGGAAAGGCTTTTGCGGAACGTGAAGGGTATCCCGGTCATTATGTGATCACGGTTGCGAGCAATACCGGATTTCCGCCCGCGCTCTATCGCTTCAATGGTGTCAATTATGACCAGTTGACGGAAGCCGATTTGAAAACCGGTGATTGGGTGAATGTTGCGTTGAATTTGGTGGTGAATGTTCCGACACAACGGACGCATACGCCATCGCTTTACGTCAACCCGCAAGCGCTTGAATTTGTCGGTTATGGAACGGCCATTGTATCGGCTGGCGTCAACCCAATGGCCGCGTTTGGTGGTCAACAGCGAGCGTTGCCGCCCGGTGCATCTGCAACCCCTGTGAGCGGTGCAGATGGCGCAGGTGTCCAGATGCCCGGCACCGCACCGCAACAGCCGCCTATGGGCGCACCCGGTGGCGCTCCGCAGTATCAGCAACCGGCACCGCAGCCCGCGCCAGGACAGCCGCAACAGCCCGGTTATCCTGCACCTGGTGGAGCGCCAGCACCGCAACCCGCGCCAGGACAGATGCCGCCGCCACATCAACAGTTTGTGCAGCCTGGAGCGCCCGCACCGCAACAGCCCGGTTATCCTGCACCCGGTGGCACTCCGCAGTATCAGCAACCCGCGCCAGGACAGCCGCAACAGCCCGGTTATCCTGCACCTGGTGGAATGCCGCCCGGAATGCCCGGCCCGCGATAACAGCGCCCGGATTTGTCAAAGATGCGGCGCGGCTGACAATGAGCCGTGCCGCAATCGTTTTCAGCCGGGCGTATTAGTTGATGACTGCATCCCATGGTGATTGGAGAATGAATGACCATCACACTCGACAACGCGCCGGTTTACGATACCGAATGTTTGCCGAATGTCTGGACGCTCGCAATGGAAATGTTGCATAGCGATGTGCGCGCCGTTTGGGAGATATCCGAATATCGCGACGACCGGCGCGCTTTGCTCGAATGGTTGAATTGGTTAGCGTCAACACAAACACCGATGATCGGATTTAATATCATCAATTATGATTATCCGATGTTGCACGCAATATGGCAAAATCCCAATATTACAAACGCTGAATTATACGCAAAATCTAAATCAATCATTACATCACAAGATCGTTTCACTAATACGGTTTGGGCAAGTGATCGATTTACGCCGCAAATTGATTTGTTCAAAATTCACCACTTCGACAATAAAGCAAAAACAACCAGTCTTAAAGCACTGCAAATCAACATGCGGTTGCCTTATGTGATTGAAAGCCCGCTAGGCTTTGACGATCCATTGTCCAAAGATCAAATTGACCGGCAATTAATCCCGTATGGTGATTGGGATGTTGCCAGCACGAAAACATTTGCACACCATTCAATGTCAGCCATTGATTTCCGCTTGGCGCAAGTCGAGCAATTCGGCCCGGATGTGCTTAATTGGAATGATAGTAAAATCGGCTCTAAAATCCTGGAACATCGATTAGGTGATGAAATGTGCTATGATCGCAGTAGCGGACGCCGTGTTATGCGGCAAACGATCCGCGACCGCGTTGCACTCGCTGATATAATTTTCCCGTTCATCCAATTCAACAACCCGGAATTCAACCGCGTCTTGCAGTATATGCGCGCTCAAACCCTCACACCGTCCGAATTTGAACATGATGACCGGATTGTTACCAAAGGCGTGTTTGCAGGTCTGAAAGCACATGTTGACGGAATTGATTTTAAATTTGGAACAGGTGGAATTCATGGAAGCGTTGAACGCCAACGAATTATTGCAACTGATGAATGGTTAATCCGAGATATTGACGTTGCAAGCCTGTATCCATCAATCGCCATCGTCAACAATCTTGCACCCGCGCACCTTGGCGATAAATTCGTTATGGAATATTCCAATCTACCCAAAGAACGGAAAGATTGGCAAAAACGTAAAGGTAAAAAATGCGTTGAAGCAAATAGTTTGAAGCTTGCCGCAAACGGCACGTATGGAAACACAAATAATATTTACAGTCCGTTTTATGATCCGCAATTTACAATGCAAATTACTATCAACGGGCAATTAATGCTCGCGATGTTGGTTGAATGGTTGTTGACGGTTCCAACCGTCCGTGTTATAGCTGCTAACACGGACGGCATTACCTATGTTATCCATCGGGATCACCTTGATGACGCTAAGACCACAGAGCGCAATTGGGAAGCTTTGACAAAACTTACTTTAGAAAGCGTTCACTATACTCGAATGTGGATAAGGGATGTAAATTCATATGTTGCAGAATATGAAGAATAAATATTGTTCAAAATGTCAATTGGAAAAATCAATTGATGAGTTTGGTAGAGATAAATCTCGCAAAGACGGAAAATATATTTATTGTAAGAGTTGTGTTGCAGAATACAATAAACCGTTACGAAAGAAGCATAATGACAAGAGAACTGCTTACAATAAAAAATACAGAAATGAAAACAGAGAAAAATATAATAAATGGGAACGAAATTATTATGATCAAAATTCAGAACGTTTAAGTATAAACGCAAAGAATTGGAGAGAAACTTATTCCGGTACTTTTCGTATGTTGCATATTATTTCAAAAGCAAGAGCGAAAAAGAAAAACCTGGAGTATGAACTAGATGATACAATTTTGCAAACTTTATCAACTTTACAAAATGATTGTTGTGCATTAACCAATATTCCTTTTGATTTAAAATCCAATGGTTTTCGATACCGACCATTTGCACCGTCTATTGATCGAAAGGATAGTGGAAAAGGTTATACTTATGATAATATTCAAATTGTTTGTGTTATCGTAAATAAAGCTAAAAACGAATACCCAATAGAATTATTCGATGAAATGTGCCGCGCAAGAGTGAGGAAACTAGATGGCTCTTAAATATAAAATGAAAGGCGCTTACTGGCACCCTGATCCGCTCGATTACGCGCGCTCGATTTCAGAAGCGCAGCCGCCCGCATGGCATAAAGATTTAGGAAACATCGCGAGCATTCGCGCCGCCGTGGTTGCTATGGTGTACAACGTGCCGCCCGAAACGTTCCTAGCCGCACACACCGACATGTTTGATTTCATGTTGCGGATTAAGGTCAACCGTTCGGATGTGCTGTTGTTCGACGGTCAACCAATTCAGAAAACAACACGCTATTACGTCGCCAAAGAAGGTGGTTCAATGGTCAAGACCAGCCCACCAGCAAAAGGCGCGAAAATTGGCGCATACAAACGAGCGAACGGGGTTGGTGATGTTCTATGGTTCGCAGTCAATGCGGAATTAGAAGCGCATGGAACACCGGAAGCATGGGACGCCAGGATACACACCAAAAATAAATCACGACATCAAACGCGTGAAACAGCAATTGAAGCGGGTTATAAAGTCGCAATTTGCAATGATGCGGCGGATTTTAAATTTGACAATCTTGATATGAATTGGTATGTGCAAGAAGCAAAGAAATTGATCATTTAATTGGGAGTTGCGGCAATGATAGATGAATTCGTTTGTATCTGGTTTGAAACAAATCAACGTTGGGTTGTTCTATTCCCGAACGGTGAAACAATCAATGAAAAATTCGATGCAATTGGGTATGCTGTCAATTCTGCACTTGCGCGGATTAATGCCTCGGAAGCTGATTTTGAATGTGTTGAAGATACCGGAGAATTTTACCGGTATGTGAGAGATAGAACATGCCTTATTTGCGGTGGTGATTGCGCAAGTGCCAACCCACCTGTTAACTATTGTCCAAATCGAAAGGAACCGACAACATGACGCAATTCAACCACGGCACGACACATAACGCGCTAGACGACGCAATCGGCCAAGCCATGATTGTTTGCGAGGCTTATAAGCGATTGGGGTTGCAGCGATGAAACAAGGAAAACTAATCGGTATTGTCGGATACGCTGGAAGCGGTAAAACAACAATCACGCGCGCCGCTATTGATGTTCCGCATATGGCAGATGTTAAGCAAATGAGTTTCAGCACTCCAATTGTGCAAATGTTGCGTGCAATTGGCGTTCCATCCGAATTGCTCAACGATAAATCACGATGGAATGAACCGCTCGAAATGCTTTGTGGTCATTCGATCCGATACGCTGCAACCACACTTGGAACGGAATGGGGTCGCGATCTAGTCGGGCAAGAATTATGGACGCGCATCGGACTTGCACAAGCCGCAAGACATCGCGCAATTGGTCGTCATGTCATAATTGATGCGGTGCGGTTCCCGTCCGAAATGGAAGCAATGCGGGAAGCCGGTGCGGTTTTTGTGGCGATGTATCGCGCCGATGTGGAGAATGTTGCAAAATCAACAGATAATTATCATGAAAGTGAACGCCATATTTTTAAATTGCGTCAACAATGCGAATGGTCAATTGAAAACAGCGGAACATTCAACGACGCTGTTGCACGAATGCGAAAAATAATTGTTGACATTATCGACGCGTGAAATTATATCTAATTCCAGAAACACAAACTGGAGTTAGAGAAATGACGCGAATTGACAACACTTTTATCGCCTCACACTTTTCCGCTGATTATGTGGAACATATTAGCGGCGGATGGTCTGCTATTCGTGACGCCGTGTTAAACGCTCGCAAAGTTCTTCATGATCCGGTGAAATTTCCAAACGCAAGTTTTGAATATCTGGAAAAATTGGATTTGGAAGGTACATGTTTTTTGCTTGGTGCGCCAATTCAATATATTGTTTAACAACAATATCAAAAAACCCCTCGCAATCGGCGGACTGCGAGGGGTTCAACTTGAGTGACCAAGTTTGCGAGAGCCGGTCAACACCGGCAAGTATCCGCCGCTTTATGCGACGAATTAGCGAGCCGTCACCACGTCTTGTTTCTGATAGTAACGGTCAAGATCGTCAACCCATGTGGCCGCGCCAGGATCAGCCCTAGCCGCCGTTTCGAGCGCATTGACAACCGACATGGGCGGATCACTTAGAACCGGATGAACGGCCGTTTTTTGCACGCTTCCGCAACCTGTCAATACTACCATCAAGATCAGGTGCATCGCGATCAATCTTGTCGAATTCCAATTGCATTTGTGCATCATCTTCCGCGTTCTCCACTCGCTCGCGATCCCGTCCGGCGCGATATGACTTCCAAGCAACACCCGCGAACGCCGCGAGCATCGCGCCAACACTGGCAACAATCGCCCAAACATCAAACCCGAACATTCGGCTTATCCTTGACAAAATAACCGACCGCCAAACCGACGATATAGGGCAATGGTTCCCAAATCACCGGATCGGCAAAATCAGGGTAAGATTGCACAACAAACGCTTTGATGACCCCGGCAACAGAAGCGGAAAGCATCGCCGCCGTAAGCTTATTGGTCGGCATTGCGGACGGCTGTTTGACTGTATTCATGGTGTTCAACCTCGCTTGAATATCGCCATGATAGCGGCAATGACGGATGCGAGCAATCCACCGCTCGATCTGTCCCATTCGGGCGGTTGTGGCGAGTGGTCAACCGTAGCGGCTTCAACAGCCGCTGCAATGGCTCGCATGGTTTCCGGCCCGGCCTTGCCGTCGCGTGTCAGTTTGTGTGCATCCTGGAATGCCTTGACGATATCACGCGTTTCATTTCCGAACCGGCCATCAATACCTTTGGTGAACTCATATCCGAGCAACGCCAAATCGTTTTGCAGATTGCGGATGGCTTCACCCTTCATTCCGTGTTGCAACACTAATTCATGCGGTTGTGCGGTTTGCATTGGCGTATCGGTTCCGCGCTTGTGCTTGACATAAGCCGCCGCCAACCGTCCATGGTAATTATGCGTTGCGTAGCTCTTACCGTTATATTTGGACGCCGCTGACCGCCAACTATCCGCTTTGGTGAAATCTCGACCGGTTAACATCGCAGTCATTCCCCATGCTTTCATGAGAGTGACCATTCCGAGCAACTGCTCGCGTTCACCCTGGAGCATGGTTTTAATCATTTGTTCCGCAGTTGCGAAACCCGCAGGGTTGCAGTTGTTTCCGAGAATTTGCGGCAAAGCCCACGAACACGACCGCAACGCCGCATTTTTGTTGATTTTCATCATGCGTTCTAAATCAGGATAACTATCCGATTTATAGTTTCTTACCCATGACTTGTTTGCAAGACCTTGCGTGATTGCATTGTTGCGTTGTGCGCCCGGTCCAAGTTCACGATAAAATATATGGGTTTCACGCAACATTTTCAAGCGATTTTTGTTGTCAAAACCGCGTCCAGCCGCTTCAATTTCGATGAAAGCAAGTAGAACAGCGGTTTCAACGCCCAATTGTTTTGCAGCGTACCCAATATCGCCTTGCTCAAGACGTTTGCCGGTTCCAACAAAATTCATGATAATTGCACTTTCGTTTATATTAAACTAAGGTTCCAACAATTGTGGTACGAACTCCACCATCGTCAATTAAATCTCCACCACCACTAGCACCAGCGCCAACGATAGTTGTATCATAGGCGTTCGCCGTTATCTTATAATGCACGGCTGTATCATACCCGCTAACAGGATTTTCCGTTCTGCAACATACGTATCTAATGTTAACAGTTGCGGCGCCGGTTCCAACTCGAAACGCGCCTAGAGTAAACACTTCAACCGCACAGCCAAAATAAGCCGCTCCTGAATTTTCATTATCATCAAAACCTAACACGACATTGCCAACTCTTGAACCATAAAAAGTAATTTCATTACCTAAAGCACCGTTGCGGCCACCAATTCCGCAATCATTGATTAACATTGAGTAATGTGTATTGTAATAAGAACTTTGACCACCACCACCATGTCTAACAGCAGCATCTGAAACTTTGGAAATCCATACGTCAAACGTGCGTACATATGTCCAATTATGTAAATCAAGACCAACAACAGTTCCGGTTGACTTTCCTGGACCTTGAATTTTTAATCTATCAATTCTTAGCCAATAATTGCGCCCAGATGCGGTAAGATTACCATCAATGATTGAACCGGTTGTTCCGGTATATTTAAGAATAGTTTCCGGGCTTTCCGCTTCAATCCATACATTATTTGGCAATCTCCAAGACGAACTTATTATATAAGTTCCTTTTGGCATATATACATGACGATTGACATTAGTGGCCACGTTAATAGCTGTTGTATTATCTGTTGCATCATCGCCAACAACACCAAACCATGTGATATTAGCCGGTCCTTTAAATTCTCTAACCCATGCGCCAACACTTGGTAAAGTATCATCGGCCTTAATGTAAATACCTTCTTGCGTATCTAAAGCAACTAGAGATGAATAATCCCCACTGCGAAACACAAATTTACCGGATCGTTCATCTTCGGTTAAGTAAATTATTCCAAAAATAGAAGTATCTAAAGCTTTCAATGCTGTTCTATTTGAAACAAAAACTTCCGATGATGGATCACTCAAAACTTTCCAATAAGTCATTTTAATCTCCTTTTTACGATACGCGCTGAACGCTGAAACGGGCGTCCCCTGCCGTAGTGTCTGATGTGCCGCCATCGGTGCACAGCCGCAGCTCGTCGCCATTGGCAAGCGCCAGGGTTCGCCCGCAATGCGCTCGGCGGTTGACTTGGGCCTCAGTGCTGCAGAGCTGTTCCGCCACCGGGTTGGCGGTGATGTTGGTGGTCAGTGATGACTGGTTGAGCGTGATGCCGAATTCGCGGCTGGCGTCGGTCGATACCCATTGGCCGGTTAATGAGTAAACGCCAGGCGTGTTGATCGTGATTTTGTCACCATCTGTGGCTGATTGGGTAAGCGTCATGTCCGACCCGCCATCCGCCGTTTCGACAGTTGCGAACCTGAGAATGCGCGTTGCGCTCGACCCGTAACCATTTGCTGTTACCAGCGCGATCTGGGCAGACGCCGCCCCTGCCGGAGCGTACAGCGTGTCGAAATATGTCTTGAGCGTCGCCTTGATGTTCGCCCATGAGAGCAGCTTGAGACCGAAACTTGCGGCGCTGTCGGCAATGCCGAATTCATCGTCATCGACCGGCGTTGTCTTTGCCGTCGCCGCGTGGATTTTGCCAGCAACCGCGTCGGCTTCAATCTTGTTTGCTGTTACAGCATTATTTGCAATTTTTAATGTGTTAACGCTGTTGTCACTTGGAACACCAATTTCAATTGCTGATCCATACATGACAACAATTTTTTTACCATTCGGCCATACCGCACCAGTTGGTGGCGTTATTTCATCAACCGTTAATGTAAAAATTGTTGGCGGTTGTGGGCCTTCACCTTCAATGAAAACACGAACATTATTAACACTTCCTGGGACACTAGTAAGTATTAATGGGTTATTTGTTCCATCTCCAATAAATTCATCAGCAATCCAATTATTGAGAGCTAAAGTCGCGTATCCAGCCGCTTCCGCAGCCGATGCCGCTGCAGCATTAGCAAAACCTTCCGCACCAGATAAAACCGCCGCACTCGCTTGATCTGACAACATGCGGAATTCAGAACCAATTTTCAAACCTGTTATTGTTCCAACCGTCAAACCACCGATGGACGGATTATTCCCTGCATTTGTTTTAATGGTTATTGCAGTTTCATTATTGAAAGAAATTGTAACTGTTGATGATGTGTTGACCGCAACAATTGGGACGGTTATCAGTGCTGCACCATCTTCAACAGGAATTGGCAACCATGTTGTAACTTCAATCGCGTTAGCTGATCCCGCTCCAACATTAATTGCGTAAATATGACCAAACGGCAATGGTCCGCGACGAACCCAAACCGGAGAGCCGGAAGTTCCCGTATTTTCATAAACGCCATTATTCGCTAATGTTGCGTCACCCATCACCCATGCTAACAAACCAGCAGCCGGGGTTGTGGTAGCATTTAAAGCAGATAACGAATTGCGAATAATTGCGCCAGCACTATTGGCAATGACGCGAGCATCTATTGCTTCAAATGCTTGGACGACACCAACGGGATCAGGTTTTTTTGTCGAGCTATATGGTACGCCAACAATCGCAGAACGTGCCATTAAAGATGGTGTTGTCATATCATGTAACCACTGTTAGACCGGTAGCAACCGGGGTTGATGGAATATTAGAACCATTAATTGCAACTACCCAATAATAATAATCGTCCGCAGACAAACTGTCATCCAAATACGTTTCAACGGTGTTTGGCACTCCATAAATTGGCGAACCAACCAAAACAGAACTGCCAAAATCATCAACAGTATTGCGATAAATTAGAGTTGCAAAATAATTTGAACTATTTGGAGTAGTCCAATCAATAATTGCTTGTCCAACACCGCCGGTTGAACTCACACTAACGGGAACATCTGGTGCAACTGTGTCAGCTACAGCAACAACAGAAACCGGGGTTGCTTTGCTCGTTACACGACCGGAAGCCGTTCTTGTCCACCAACGAACGCGGTGTGTTTGACCATTCGGAACAACATCCGAATATGCAAAATTATCTATCATTCTAACGATCATCGGACGCCAAACGTCTGTTTCACCGGATAATTCAAACTCAAACAGATAGAGAAAATCAGCGCGCGGTGATGTATCAAACGTAGCTTCTAGCCTTACCGCAGCCCCGCCGCTCCCCTCGATTGGTGCAGCATACACTATAACGCCCGTTGGTGAAACAGGTGCGCCAGCGCCAGGAATAGCGACTACCGGCGCGGGTTTGCTACTTTCCTCACCTTCTAGAAGCGTCCAACGGTTCGCATCGACCGGGACGCAACCGAATGAGGCGGTAATTCCATTTTCATCTATTTCAACTGGTGTTGCAATTTCATAATCGCCGCTAAATGCTTCATCGTATTGTAAATCGATAATTCTTTTGCGACGTGCTTTAATGCCTCGTAATCCCAAAGTTGGAGCTAGACGATGCGACGATTGACTTCGTAAACCAATTGCTTTTGCTAAACGCATCGCTTGATTATGGTTTTGGCATGATAAAATATCAACTTTTAAATATCTTGGCGTTGTTCCTTCAACATAATAAAGCGGGTTTACCCATGGTGCGGACGGTTGTGCTTGATATCGAAAATCAGGATCAATATAGCGAACAATTACACCATCAGTTTCCATTTCACCATTCGTCGCCTCGCGACTGGACATAGTGATGATATCTTTTGCATTGGTGAACGTTAAATCTGGCGCTTCATAATAACCAACTTGTGCATACGCTTTACCAACGTTATTGTACATAATTATTGCATCGCCGGTTAATAAAATTTCACCTTCTGCAACATGTCTTTCTTTGCTTTCTGGTATGGAAATACCACATTGATAATTCACATGCGTTCCGCTAATTCCTTCAATTGACAAATCGCAAATATCCGCTTGAATTGCGACATTATCCCAATCAATTGATGAAAGTGGTTTGTTTCTCCCGTATGGATGCGTGCGAAATCTTGCCCAAACTAATTCAGTATTGCGGCTAAACGTCCAAGTTGACGGATCATCTATATCTTGTGTTTCATCACGCGGATCAAAACACCGGTCCCAATCGCCCGCAATTGAAAACGCCGGTTCACCCAATCCGACCGGACCGCGCCAACGATATATTTTATGGCGGTTTTCTAAACTGACATTTTTAACGTATATTACGGAATAAGTGACACCAACTAATTTGTGATCATCAGTCCATTGTGAAAACGCGGCTTTAAACGCTGCAATTGATGGTGGCGTTGGGTTTGATGGTGTAAATGTTGTTGTGAAAATTCGAAAATATGGAACCTTCGTTCCACTTCCCTCATATGGATCACCATCGGAATTTAAACAAAATTCGTTTGTCGTAACCCAACCATCAACATCAACGTCGATTTCACGGTCATCAAAATAGCGTTTTCGAGTTGCTGTTAATTCACTATCGCCATGTGCAATTAAATACCAAAAATTTCCATCATCATCGAATTCGGCAAACATGGCCGAACCACCGGCCCGGCTTACGCCGATATGCAACCATCTTTCTGCTTCCGCAACGCGCACATTAATGCGCACCGCGTCCATTGCTGGTGCTTGTTGTGCGCCACCGCGCCCGCGCGATGCCATGAGATATTGCACGGCGCTCAAACCAGCCGTAAGCAGTAGTGAACCGAAACCGGACGAAAGAAACGCCCCGAGTGCAACACCAGCATTGACAGCCCCCGCCGTTCCCGCGAACACCAACGGGGTTACAACACCAACCGACGCCAGGACGCCGCCGATAACTGCAAGTGTCGCACTAAAGACAAATGCATGTGCTTTGGTGGGATAAATTGTCATTAAAATAAGTATGATGGCTGATATCAAACGTTTCATTTTGACAACCTCAAGGTATAATTTGTGTCCATTTCTTCAAAACCAAAACGTTTGTAAAATTTTCCAACTCGTTCACCATCTAAAACGGCACGCGATGTAACAATTGCTAACGTACAATCCATTTGAATAGCCCAATAAATAAAATCATTCATTAACATGTGAGCCACTTTTGTTTTTCTGTATTTTGGAAAAACATAAAATAATGTTTCAATTGCAATTAAATCACTATTCCATGGCATGAATTTAGACAATGAAGCCGCAAGATAACCGCATAACTCATTGTCAACAGAAACAACCGTCAATTTTGCGTCATGATTGAAACAAAACATTTGCAAATTACTTTGTAATTTTTCAATTGTTGTTGCAAACGGTACACTTTTTTTAAAATCGTCAAACGACGATCTAGCCAAAAATTCAATATCGTTCGCGTGCGCTGGTCTAATGGTTTTCATGGATGTTGATACGTCCTATCCGCTAATCCTAAAACAAAATCACAACCTTTATCAACGGAAACACCCAATTGTCTAGCGCGTTCTGTTTGAACAGTAGAAGTATAAGTACCCCCTGGAACACTTGACCTACCAAAATTACCATCTTTCGCAACAATTGTTAATGAATATTTTTTTCGCAAAGACGTTCCATCAATTGTTAATCCTTCATTGAAGCGAGTGGATTGCATTGTTAATTCTTTGAAAAATTCCAAAGGTGTGTTTGGTCGCAAGCCTTCACCAACTTGCAAAAGAGCAAACCATGCGATGATTGGACGGTCGGAAACTTGATCTTGGTATCGCTTCAAATGTTCATACGCTTGCATTGCGCTCATGTCTGGCAAATCAACCAACTGCATTGTGAATTCGTATGTTGGTGACGTTCCGTCTCGACCGTCCGAAATGCGCGGCGTACTCATAACCCGACCACCATTGTTATCAATGAAACCTAACCATTGATTTCCGTCTTCCGTGTATAATTTTCCTTTGCCTTGCCACATTCGCACATCGTAGTCTTTGAAAGAAAAATGCCAGCATTGACGAACGACAACTTTAATATCGGTAATTTCGTTGCTATAATATTCGTCTAATTTGTCATCAAACAAAGTCATAATATTACCTCTAATAATTCGAGTGAACCAAGCTTGATCAGATCGGCGGAATTATATAAACCTTTCAATGTGTCTGGATTTCTAGCAACACAAAGCATTGATGGACGGAAAGTTATAAAATCACCTTGCGCCATATTTTTACGCAAAGGTGTATTAACAGTAATTGTTGCTATTGAACCCACATATTCAATATCTTCAACTAAATAAGTGTAATCCAAATGCCCGATTAAGTGACCTAATTGCACAATGTTGCCTAATGCCGAAAAATCAACCTCAAACGTAACGGAGCCTTCTAAAGCTGTCGAATTTGCTTCAACAGATGGTGAATATAGCCAATTCTGATCATTCAACCATGGTCCTTCATCTGTTTGACCAGCTTCCGCCCACGGTAAACCAGCCAATTCTAACGTCGTATCAATCATCAAATCATCACGACTTACTAATTGCGGTGAATAACGAATAGGAACGCGAAAAATATTCCCGTTGCGGATCATGGTCAACAACCAAGAAACAATAGGTGATGGATTATAATTTTGCTGATAATCAAAAGTTAATTCTAAAACGGAACGTCCGCCCGGTTCCGGGTACATGATGCGAGCGCCACCGGATGTAAAACCACCTTCAACAGCTTGACCACCTGAATAAAATAATTGTTCGGTTGGCTTAACAACGGTTGGCCAATCGTAAATTTTATAATTGATTGTCATGTAACGGCCCCGTCTGTTCCGTAAGTCATTTGCCATTCCGGCAATTTGCGCTTAGCGGTATCAACCGCTTCATTCATGCCATTTTGTACCATCTGTTGAATGTCACGCGAGGAAATCGCACCTTCAACATGATAGTGTTGTTCAAGGTGAATGGTTTTCGGACTGTCCGTTTTAGTCGCACCCTGGTTAGAGTACATTTGGACACCTAGAGAGCCATCAGAACCGCGTTTTAACGGCATGATGGCTTCGGGTCCAGCCTCGCCCATGACGCCACCACCAGACGCGAATTTGAACAGCGTGGGCTTATCTACAACCGTGTTTGAATGGCCGCTAATTCCTTTCGGAAATGCCCCACCTTTGGCAAAACCGAACAGCTTGCCGACAATGCCGAATATGCCACCTAAAAACCCGCCGCCGCGATTACCGCCGCCTAAACTGGACGCTGCCGTATTCGCTTGAAAAATCGCGTCAATGAAGTTGTTTAAAAGGCGATCAATAATTTTATCTAATGCGTTCATTGCCGCATTTTTGAAGCTTTCCCAAAATGATTTGCCATCCATCAAACCTTTCCGCAAATCGGAAATAAATGATTTGGTTCCATCGCGAGCAAAATCAAGCGCGTCTTTTGCTTTTCTGGTTTCCGTTTCCAGTTGCGCCATTTGCGCGCCAAGCTTCATTAATTCATCCCGTTGGCGCGGGCTTAAATCAATATTCTTTTGTTTTGCCTGATTGAGTAAGTCTGTTTGACGTGTCAGACGTGTTGCGGCTTCCTCACTTAGTCCGACCGCCGCGCGTTCGGCTTCAAGTGCTGCAATCGTTCGTTGCGCACCTTCAATTATTTCCTGATATGAATTTTTCTTTTTGTCACCACCACCAGCGCCGCCGCCTAGCTGTTCATTCAAACCAGCCGCCGCACCAGTCGCCACGGTTAATTTTTCAGTCATGGTGTCAAGACCACCACCAATTGCGCCCAAAGGGTCTTGTTTGAATATTTCCTCAATCGTTTTCTTATGTTTTTCGTTTGCCACCGCAAGTTCATTCAACGGTTGATTGTCGATTTTTGGTAACGTTGGGTTTATCATCCCAATATTTTCCATACCAAAAGCACCGCCAATTGCATTCACCGAATTAATTAAGGTATTGATTGCAGCCGCACCCGCTTTAAGCATTATCTCGATTGCGCCAATAACCGCATTGACTGCACCAATGATCGCCGCACCGATGATTTGCGGAAAATTACTGAAAATAAATTCTAAATCTGCATATGCCGCTTGAAATGAGTTGATTATGAAATTTGCAGATTTTTTGATTATTGCAGTCAAATCAGAACCGAAAACATTTGACAAACTATCGCGGAACAGATAAACAGCAGTCAAAGCCGTTGAAATCGCAACAGCAATGAAACCGATTGGATTTGTTGCAATGGCAATTGTCAACATCTTCATTGCCGCAACACCAGCGTAACCGATACCCAATAAACCAGTTGCCATTGCGGACAAGATTGCGGGCGCAAACGCTGCTAAAAGTGCAGCACCAACAACACCGGCAAGCTTGAATATATTGCCCATATTATCCGCAACTAATTTCATCGCTGGAACAAGATAATCAGCTAACGTTGATGTTAATTTGATGACTTCTGTTGACAAGGAAGCCCATATGCGAGCGGCTTGAAAACCTGGAGAATTCGCCATTTTATTAAATGCGTCTTCTGTAGCGCCCGCCTTGGTTGCCATCTGTTCCATTATTGCCGTGAAATCTTTACCGGCTTGACCAGATAACGCCATGACCGGAACAAGTGCTTCAACACCGCCAAACAGCAACGCTAATTTTTCAGTGCTTCCGCCTGTTTTTTGAATTAATTCATCCATGAAACCTTGAAAACCTTTGGCTTCCAAACCAGCCGCATTGAATTCAAGTCCTAACTGTTTTGCGAGTTTCGTAGCTTCCGCAGATGGTTTTGCAATTGCTGCCAGGACAGCACGAACGCCGGTAATTGCCTGATTGGTTGCAATGCCGCCTTTGGTCAAAGCGGAAACAGACGCAACCAATTCATCAAAGGAAACATTCAATGTTGCTGCAAGCGGTGCAACCTGACCTAAACCGCTCGACAACTCGCCAATTGTCGTCTTACCGGCTCGCATGGCAACAAACAATGCGTCTGAAACTTCCGTTGCGCCGCTAACACGATTTCCATAAGCATTCAAAACAGATGTTAAACCATCAGCAGCGGTTTCTAATTGGGTAACACCGCCAATTGCCAAACGATTGGATGCGTCAAGAATTTCTGTTGCTTGTGCGGCGGATGATGCACCCGCCGAAATAATAGAATAGAATGCTTTCGCTTGTGTAGCCGCGCCACCGCCGAATTGCGCGTTTAATCGCAAAGCCGCATCTGATAAACCTTGCATGTTAAATGTTGTTGTGTCAACCAAAGTTGAAACTTCTGCCAACGCGTCTTTAAACGCAAAAACCGGTCGCAATGAAAACGCGGCAATGACAGTTGTTGCAAAAGTTGTAATAACTCCAATCAGCCGACCGACACCGCCAGACAACAAACCAACCGCAGCGTTGGAACCTTTCACGCTGTCAGTGAATTTTCGCGTGTTGTCATTGGCAACACCAAACATGCGAGCCAAACGACTTGCTGCACGTTCGGTTTTGCCCGCAGCCGGTGAAAGGTCGTCAAGCTTACGTTTGGCGTCTGATAACTGGTCTGTTTGAGCGCGAAAGCCAATTTCTGCAATGTCTGCCAATTTATTGCCTTCCGCGTTGTTGTGCTTCGAACTCGCGCTTTTCTTGCATTCGCGTATTGTAGTCTTTCAATTCCTGGTTCATTTCATCGCAAAACGCATCGTCCATGGCTGACAAGATACCATATTCGAGCGTATTGACGATAGTGCCGGAAGCCTCGCACCATGCCAGAAATTCAGAAGGCGGGATAGGTTCGCAAACGCTGTCGCGGACGCGCCGCAGCCGCCCGCTAAGTTGAAAATACCACTCCCAAAGATAAAGCCCATGATCAGGGATATCGACCGTTGGTGACGGTCCTTGTCCAAAACGTTCGTTGCGTTCGCGCCTGGACAACCCGTTTTCATCGGGCATATCGTACCGGACGCGAACGCGAACGGCTTCCGTCAACTCGTTTTGGATGCCGTAAAAAAAGATTTTTCATCGGTGATTGCTTCGGTTAATTGATCCGCGAACCATTCAACCGTTGTCAATACGTCAAAAACAGATGCGCGATTGAACTCGGGCTTTTTACCTTTAAACGTTGCGTCTTTTCCGTACCAATCCCAACCGGTCATTGCGGAAAACAACATTTCATTTGCGTTTTCTTCAATTTCTTCCGATTTGAAAGATTTTCCTTTGGCATCAAGTTTCAATTTAGCGTCTTGAATTTTGCGCTTGATTTTTTTCATACGCGGGTCAGTGATTGAAATGAGGGTTACGCGAATTCCCATCAATTCATTTTCATCGGCGGGATGATGAATTTCAATCACGCGTTCGGACGGTTGAATGTTTGCAATATCCATTGTTCGTTCCTTTCATGAAAAAGCGGGCGACTGTGAGCCGCCCGCCATATTTATCCGTTCGGTTAATAAGGTCAAGCGCCAATTGCGCCGGTTGCGTCCGACCAGCCGACCGCATAACCGCTGTCGTTTGTCGCAACAACGCGACCTTGAATGTATTTGCCAACATCCGCAGTAACGAGCGTGAGCGTGCTTGCGGTTTCACCAGCCTTGGCAACACCGTTGACAAACCACTGGTATTGATAGGTGATGGTTGCATCACCTGTAACCGTGCCGTTGGAAAGCGTGAGAGTTTCGCCGTCTTCCTCCGTACCAGAGATGGCTGGAAGCGCCGTAAAGGCTGGTGCAGTTCCACCCGCGCCAGGATTTACAACGATTTCTTCTTGCTGCAATCCGAGTGTGTACACCTCAAGGTCAAAATCTTCATTTCGTCCACCTGGACGCGTCGGGCCTGTCACCAAGCCGCGATTGTAGAAAACCGAACCTTGACCGGCAACCAAACCATCCGAACGCAATTCCTTGAACGCGTAATTGTTGTTGTTGCCGACCGCACCAGCCGCCCGCATGATGATTTGACCGGGATCGGTCGGAATGCGCGCAACTTCAACCGGCGGAGAACCTGCATCGGTCATACCTTTGGCCTTCTGCACAACGGTTGTATCCCATGTGTCATAGGTCAAAATATTGGTCTGTTTGCCGGTTTCACCGCGCGAACCAATCCCCTTGACTTCAACCCATGTCAACAATTCGTATTCGGATTGGGTTAAGTCGGTGTTTTGCGGAGTTGCGCAAACAAACAAGCGTGACGCCGCGTTCGCATTCGCGAATGCCATTGCTGCAACAAGGTTGATCATATTTTTCATTGTGTCGGTTCCTTTATGATGACATGTACCGGATTGTTACCGGATACAACGTTTCGGGCGATGCCTCTATCACCCCTACAAGGTCCGGTTCATCGTAAATTTTAACGGAAACCGAACCATTTTGAAAGATCGAACCTTTAGGAAAACCAGCCGCGATAGACGCTATGACATCCATTGGTTGATAAACGCCCGCGTCATCCAATCCCCAATGTAAAATCAAGCGATACAGACCGCGATATGTCTTGCCATCAGCCCAAAATTGACCAATGACATTGTTGGGGATATGCACAATTTCCAACCATCGACCATCGCCAGGGGGGTCAAAAGTTCTCCCCAATGCTTTGATTGGTAAAAGCGGCATGGTTGACGCACTTACCGCGTTGATTGTTGCGGTTTGCAATGCTTGTAAAATTTCGCGTTCAATCATGAAAACCGCCTTTTTGCTTCTGCAACTACTTTATCTACTGTTTGTTGCCAATTCTGCAATGCGCTCGACATAAAGCCATCATAAGTTTCACGAATTCGCGCATAATTTGCAGTCCAACCAAAGAAAAAAGTTGAACCGAATTTCATCTTTCCAATTGTGGCGGTTGTATCGCTCGCATTCCAATCAAATTCGCCTTCTGGTGGTTTGCGACTTGGACCGGTTGGCATACCGTTTAATGACGATTGACCGGACGCCCGGAGAAACCCGGTATCCACTCGCATTTTTCCACCTTTGCCGGTTGGCGTCTGCATTTCGTTGATGACGGTTTGCAATGATTGTTTCATTACTAAATTCAAACGCTTATCGGTGTTGACAATAATCCTGTCAACCTGCGCTTGAAATGACTTTTCCACCATGATATGAACCTATTTGACCACATGGATAAAATAATATGAAACTTACAATCGAAGAAATTGAAAAGCAATTAGGTCCGCGCGAGGATTATATTTTAATTAATAGTGAAATTCCTCTTTTGCGCGAATGGGCGATTTTACGCGGTTACAAGCCGTTTGATGTACACCGCATGAAAGCGGTTGAACTCGCGAACATATACCACAACGACACGCCCGCGCCAAGTGTTGCGCCGGATATAAACGACACAATTATTAAAGTGTTGGAAGCTGTTAACGCGCCAGGATTTGAGGTTTCACTTACACGACGCATTGCGCGTTCGGAAATGCAGCAAGAAATATTGAGCGGTGAAACAACTAAACGACTAATCAAGGAAACGCTTGAACAACTCGCACCGCGTCAATTGATCGTAACCAGCCCACAAGGAAACGTAACGCTTGATGGATTACAGCATTATCGAACGGAAAACGTTATCCGCAAATGTGCGCTCAATCATCCTGTTATGATGGTTGGTCCGGCTGGTTGTGGAAAAACGACGATTGGGCAACAGGCTGCAAAGGCGTTGAATTTGCCGTTTTACATCACATCAACAATCAACGACACACATGAATTAACGGGGTTTATCGATGGTTACGGAAAATATCATTCAACGCCATTCCGAACAGCTTTTGAATTCGGCGGGGTTTGGCTCGCTGATGAAATCGACGCATGGGACGCAAGCGCGCTATTGGCCGCAAATGCAGCCTTGGCAAATGGATATGCTACATTTCCTGACCGAAACGCGCCAATACCTCGTTCACCCTCGTTCCGAATGGTCGCCACAGCAAACACGTTCGGGACGGGCGCGGACCGCGTTTATATCGGACGCAACGAATTGGATGCGGCAAGCCTTGACCGTTTCGCGTTCGTAACAGTTGATTATGATTTGAACCTGGAGCGCGCTTTCTGCAACGGAAACATCAAATGGTTGGAACACGTTTGGCAATTGCGCAAACGTATTGCAGAAAAAAATATTAGACATGTTGTTTCAACACGTGCAATAATTATGGGAAGTGCAGCACTTGCCAGCGGTGATGACTGGAAAGAAGTTGAAGAAAGTTATCTGTTCAAAGGAATGAGTGAAACAGACCGGGAGAAAGTGAAATGAGAATATTTTACACACGCAAAGACAAACGTATTGCGCAAGATCACGAAGACGCAATGTTTTTTGCGCTTAGTTTGGCGAAATCTTTGCACCAAAAACATTACCCGGATTGCGCAGGTTGGAGACCTTCCAAAGATTTGCCGGAATTAATTTTGCAAATCGACAATATGACCACAAATTTAATTCATCCTCGCAACGATGGAAAGGAAACAATAACATGAAATATCGTAACGCAACAAACCGATATCCAACCGCGAAATATATGGATAGCGGCACGGCTGATATTGCTTGCATGATGGAAATTGAACATTGCACAACAATTCGCAATTTGATTTTACGCGATTATTTGCCTGAATTAAAATGTTATCCCATGGATTTAGGTCATTTTAATTGTTCTGGGAAATACGTTGACGGTATCTGGAATAAATGACCATAACTGTTAGCGGACGCACATTTGACCATAAAGACCGCCTAAAGCAATTGGGCGGTGTGTGGAATAGTGATGAAAAAAATTGGCTGTTCTATTCCGCCACACCGCAAGAAATCGAGCAACTGAAACAATTGCCCGGTTGTTTGGTGACTGGTGATGGTGAAACGCCGCGCCGGTCAACAGAATTGCCGAAAGTTGACGCTTTCAAACTCATCATCGATAGTCGGGAAACACCGAAAACGCGTAACGGATCAATCGCAATTTATGGTGATGATCAGACATATTTAAATTATTTCAAAGATAAAAATCCACTCGCATTTTTTGGGTTTTCCAATCTCGGAAACATGGTCAAATTCATTGAAGAAATACCAACTGAAAAGCGGGCCGGAAAGCGTGACGCGGGTTGGTCTGGTGGCGAAAATTGGCATGGTACGCCGAACATGAGTGCCGCAATCAATCTTGCCCGCGATGCTTGGCGCGATGGCGTCCAGAACGCCGCCCGCGTGCTTGAATTCCTCAATCTTGAACATGCGACCGCCCGCCGCCGGTCATATGCGGTTGCGGGTGGAAACGTGAATGTTGGTCGTTTGCTTGCTGGCAACCCGATGCACATGATTAAGCGCCCAAAAAAGCCGGGAAGACGCGTCATAACGTTGTTTGTCGAAAACACGGCTTCCGCATATATTAACGCTGAAAATCTCATTGTGCGCGCCGCTGTGGTCGCTGCAATAGCTGATATATTGGAGCGCCAAGGTTACAGTTGCGCAATTGTAAGCGTAACCATGCAAGCAATGTCCTCTAGCGGTTCACCTGGAGCGCAAACCGCCGTTACGCTCAAACATGCCGGTGAACGGCTGAATATTGACGATGTGGTTTTTGCTTTAGGTCATCCATCATTCTTACGACGCTTCAATTTCGCTTGTGTCTCGCAATCGGATGAATGCCGTTCAATCTGGTCAACACAAGGGTTTCCAGTTGCAGCATTCAATTCACATCATCCATGCGGACGGAATGAATTTTATGTGAAACATTTGAGTAAGAATATTCCGCGTGGTGACTTGGAAAAAATGGCACTTGAAATGTTGCCGTCAATTGTGCCGGATGGCTTACCTTTGGAGATATCAGGATGTTAATCGCAAGAATTGAAGGAACAACGCGCGTTTGTGGTCAATCGCAGGGTTATCTAGGTTTGCCCATTCGTGACGAAACGATTATTGATCCGGCAAGCGGTGAAACTGTCAATATGATGCACACCGCATGGGAACCGACACCGGATGAAATCGAGCGTATCAATCAAGGTGCGAAAATAATTGTCAGTGTAATCGGCAACAATCCGCAACCAATCATGTTGACGGTTGGAAAATAATATACAATTATCCAATCGCAAACTAATTAACGGGAGTTATTGAAATGACATATCGCCGCCAATACATTCTTGATTGTGGTGATGGTTTCGGGTCGGTTTATCTGGAAAAGATTTATCGCAGCAAACAAGACCGCCGCGCCCGCGCCAGGATTGAAAAACGCAAAGCCGACCGCGCCGCCATGCGTGACGCAATGCAGCAAATCAGCGATCATGAATGGTTGATGAACCAGATTGAAATTGATGATGAATATGATGATCCGTATTGGCGTGAATATGATGAATATGATTTGAAATTGCAAAAGGAAGACGAAATGTCTAAAATTGATTATGCTTATGATGATTTTGATGATCAATCATGTTGGACTTGCGGGCGACATTTCAGTTTTTGCGACTGTAATTATTAATCATTCCATTGCGCCAAGAAATCGGCTTCAATGCGGACGCGGCAACGACATTGAATTGTTTCCGCCGCGTCCGCACCCAATGATGTGTCACCCGGATACATCATTCGTGAACCGGACGGGCTGATGAACGGTTCATCCATTGAAACCGCTTGTCCGTCCATTACGCGATGTGTGTCACGCACTCGACCATCACCCGCGCTATCCCATATCCGTTTGACATCTTGCCGCCGTAGCGCGCCAGTATCGACCGCTTGCATGTGCGCTTCATATTCCGACCGATTGAGCGCCTGGAGTGCTTCTGTGCGCCCGATAACCTCGCCACGATAGCGTAACGCGTTGTTGCGGTATGTCATCACCAGCCGGTCAACCGTGTTAACATCTAAATCCTTACCGGAAACAATCGATTTGACAATTTGATTATCGGAACCCTTGCGACGTAATGCACGCGAGAAATAATTATTCTTGCTCAATTCCTCGCGCGCTTGTGCAGTTGAATATTCACCACTACGAACACGTGCGGCAATGTCTCGCATGTCGTTCAAATCGCGCCGCGTATTCGCAACCCATTTTTCTTGTCCTGGTGTAAGTCCAATCGTGCCACCAGTTCTAACTTTTGTAGTTGGATCGATGCGCCCGACCAACTCAAGAGCGGTGCGGCGCGGGTTTTCACCTGCCAACATTCCGCGTTCCATTGTTACCCTGACAATTTCGCGCACATCGTTTGTAATATTCGTCACCAGCGATGACGAATGATCGCGCAACCATGCTTCCGCTCGACTGTTGCGCACATCGAAACGAAACACCGCACGGCCGGACGGCGTATTTAAATATTTTGGAAAACCTTCACCGGTTAACATACCACCAGTTTCAAACGCGTCTTCGATCATGCGAGTGATCGGGCGCATTGCGGATTGATTGAAACCTAGCAATTCGAATGCGCGGATTGGATCACCGTTTTCAATCGCCCGGATCACATCAACCAAAATGACGTTATCCACAACGTCACGCACCGCCGCTAAAAACGCATCCCGAATACGAGGTTGAAAAAGATCAATAAGCTTTTCAAGTTTACGGCGATTATTGATGGTCATCGGTTAGGAACCCTTGCGAACAATGAATTTCCACACAACACGCGTTCCGCCCGCTGGTGATGAAATATCTTGCACAATCTTATGGCGTACACCATCAATATCAATGAAATCGCGCATATCAGGGGTAATATCAGGATGAACCGGAACAGTCACGGTTAAATCTGTCGATAGCGCCAAACCATCATTGACATATTTGAACGAAACACCTTTGACAACACCGCCCGGCAATTCAGTTTTATCAGGTGTTGAAGGCCCTGGATTATCAATCGGACCGGAACCCGGCACAAGTCGCACATATTCAATGGTTCCTTGTTTGAAATCCTTATCAGATAATAGGTCACGCGTTAAATTTTGCATTTCCTCATAAAAAGTCATTGACACACATCCTTCAACGTTCTAATTGTCAATCATTCACTGACAAGCATTCTAAACCAACCCGAAAGGAAAGCCAAATGAAGAATATTGTTGCAATCACTGGTGCCGCCGCATTTGCTGCAACCGCTCCCGCAACCACCGCCAAGAAAGGCAAGGCCGGTGCGCCGAAAGCAGAAGACCGCGTTGCACCGGAATTCACCGCCGTTCGCACCGACATCAAGCCGCCTGTTACCGCTCGCCGTGGTGCAAAGTCGCCCCTGGTCGAAAAGATGCATGAACTTGAAATTGGTGCATCGATCGGTCTGAAAAACAAGACCAAGCGCCAGATTAGCGCCACGGTCAGCAAGGAAAACAACCGCGACACCAACCAGCGCCCCAAACTGGGTGAGGACGGAAATCAGATCACCAAGCCCGGTGAGCCGGTCAAGGACGCCAACGGAAACGTTGTCGCGCAGGGAACGCCGGTCGGTGTGACCGAACGCATCAAGGAATGGGAAGCGCATGACGTTGACCCCAAGACTGACCCCGACAGCGCAACCGTGCGTGTGTTCCGCGTCAAGTAATCCACACTCCCCAAGGCTAGGGCAATCCCTCCCGCACCTAGCCCAACTGACCCGCTACATTTCCAGTGTAGCGGGTTTTTTCATGCCCGCGATGTAGCACCGCTATAGCTTGAAACTGATTTTCCGCTGTCGAGCAAATCCGACAACAATTGATCAATGCGAGGGAATGATTTTTGAATTTCGGACGCGGAATTAAACGCCGCATATTCAACCGAAACAGCACCGTCAATTGAAACAGATTTATATTTTGCAGGTGTGTAGTCGGCAAGCAGTGAACCCGGTGTGCTGGCGTGTCTCCACGCGGCTTCATAAACCGCGTTAATTAATTGATCTGGAATTTCATCGGTTGGAAATGCGAAATAAGGGAAAGTATCAACAACAGCCATTGTGCGCGGCCATTCGCGAGACTGTCTAAATCCGCCTGTTTTATAACCAATAAATGACGGTCCATAAACGCTATCGATCCATTCGGTTGCAACCAGCAACGCGGCGGTAACAATTTCATCCGTCATCGTTGCTGGTCGTTCAACCCCGCGCGCTTCAAAATAATCATCGAAACCATCAATTGTTGCGCCGGTGTAAGTTGTCATTTTATTTCCCCTGGACGTTCATAATTGCCGACCATGCATCAGCTTCTTTTGCATATCCGTCCGCTTCAATGTCCGCATGTTCGATGGGGTTGGCGTTTTCGTCAACAACAATGAACTTCTTACCCTTCTTTGTAACAAGCATCTGTTGCGGTACCGTGGTGGCGTCTGGAGCCGGATCAACCGGATCAACCGGATCAACCGGATCGACCGTTGGAGCCGGATCGACCGTTGGAGCCGGATCGACCGTTGGAGCCGGATCGACCGTTGCGCCATACTCTCGCATTGTTTCAGGATCGAAAGCCGAACGGTTGATTGTAACCGGTCCGTTTTCAGTATCGATTATCATTGTTGGTACACGTGACATTGCATTTCCTTTCTTTGCGTTAAATTTTTGCGAAACCGCCACCAATGACAAAAGCTATTGCAGCAACGACAATTCCACTTATGACAAGCCAATTGAGCCGACTTAGAATTGTGCTTACTGCTTTGATGTCTTTGTCAAGCTGATTAAATCTGACATCCAAATGTTTCCAACGTTCATCATGGCGAGCGCTTTCAACGGTTCGCTCTATTTTCCATGTTTCCAAGGCAACAATTCTTGCCCGCAGTTCGGTGGCGACATCATTAGATTGCGGTTTTTCTTGTGCGTTTTGCATTTATTTTATCCCGACACGTCATTTTACCAAAACGGCGCAGAACCGTCAAAGTTCCGCGCCGTGTTGTTCATCTGATCGGATTAACCGAGCAATGCGACGATATGCGGGGGCTTGATGGCCTTGACGCCCCACGACATTGCGACTTCCGCGCGCACCTTGCGATAACCAGGATAAAGCGAAACCTCAAACACAAGGCCGGATCGCGGATCGGTCAGCAACATGCGGTCCATTGCCAAGTCGCCGCCTTCCGGTAAGGCCGGTGCACGTGCTGCCAGCGCCATCGCATCGCGCGAGAAAGCGATATTGCGAGTAGAGGCACCGGAAGACGGGCGGTTGACAGTGATCGCCGTTGCAGCCGCCGGAATGGCTTCCTGCAAGCCCGGTTCGGCAATGACAACCGTACCACCGCCCGAAACATCCGCGTCACCAGTCACAACACGATAAGAACGGCTGTCACCGGCAAACGAAATGAAATCGCCCGCAATGATCGTTCCCGTTCCGGCGCTCGCTAGGGTGATGGTTGTTGCGCCTTTGGCATAACCTGCCGTGTTGGTTGTCGCATTTGCCGCCGTGCCGTGTGATGCGACCGTGTAAGGTTGCCCGGTTTCACGGATCGAAAGACCGTTCAAATCGAGCAACTGACCATCACGCAACGTCATGTTGGTTCCGGCTTCATTGACCTTGGTCAAGTTTGCCAGGGTACGAAGTGCCGCACCTGATGTGGTGTCGATAATCAACGAACGTTCCGAACCCGGCGCGCCCGCGTCATCAAGCAGTTTGCGAACTTGCGCGCTGTCACCAACGTTGGAAGCAAACGGGGTAGTTCCGGCCGTGCCGGTTGCCACGGTTGCCGCAGCCGCCGCAGCCGCGACAAGATCAGCTTCAATTTCATTGGTGAGCGTGCGCAGACCTTGTGCAAACATATCAGCCTGAATTGACAGATAGCCCGGTCCCTGGACGTTCAAACCGCGCTGTTCTTCACCGGTCCAGCCGAATTCAACACCTTTGGATTTGGTGATTGTCATGCTGTCGTTACCGATGGTGCGGTCCGCAGGTTCGGGAACAGCCATTGCAGGGGTAACATTGAATGTGCCCATGGATGGCGCAACCGGCCATGTGACCGCCTGACCAAGCGCGGCACGTTCGGCGGATGCGTTGCGAGTAACGCCAGGGATCATGCCGACAAGCTCGCGCGACACCACATCAAGCGCCGCATACAGATCGCCAATCAGATTGGTGAGCGTGTTTGCGGAACCGTAAGCGCCGGAAAGAATGTAAGGTGCAGCAAGCACCGTCGAATTTTGGAGAATGAGTGAACTACGCATTTTGCGCGCCTTTGTGTTTGTGGCGCGGTTGACAAATGCAGGACGCGCGCCGGTTTTCGGAAAAACTGGTTTGTTGGGTTATCCAACCCGCGCGCCGCGCATTATCCAATGCTTGGCAATGTTCGATAAATACGCTGATTTGCCGCGATGGTCAACCGGCTCTAGTGTGGATAAAAATAAGTGTTGCAATTAGAAACGAAACATACGATAAACAATCAACAGCAAGGGAAACACGACAATGACTAATACAATCATTTACACATCCAAGAGCTACAGCCCGGAACTTGTAACCGGCGCATATGTTCGGTGTGAAGGGCGCAAGGGAAATTATCATTTCCGCGTATATGAAACCGCAACCGGAAAAGGTGGATCGTTTGAAGGAAAGCCGGGCATGGGTCCGACACTTCGTGAATATGATTGCGATGGTTCGGAATTTAGCGAGGAATTCCGAAACGAACTCATCAAAACAAAAAATACGCTGAAATGGTATTGACACAATCCACAACAACAATTACATCTAATTAAACACGCACACAAATTAAGGGAGATTTACCCATGCGTAAGTTGTATGTTAAAACCGTCTATATCGACCGCAACCGCCCGATTGCATCGCAGGTTGAAAATTACTTGCGCGGACAGTGGGTTAAAATCAACGGTATGTTGGCGCGCGTTGTCAACGTCGCAAACGGCAAGGCTGTTTTGTGGATGCAGCGCGATAACATGTTTGCAGTGTGGAGTTAGAACAATGAAAATGGGATATAAAGCCGCGTTGCAATGGTTGCTCGACAACGATGATACGGAATGGCTTGATGATGAATTCGGTTCAATTTCCGTAACCGCCTGTCTTGTCGCTGATATTTATAACAAAGATCAAGACAAGGTAATTGCAGATTTACGGAAACGAAAAGAAGTGACGCGATGAAACCCATCTGGACGCGTAATCTTAACCGAAATGAAAGCGGCGAAATCGCAATGATTGGTTCGGTTATTGTCGGCAAAGTGTACAAGTTGGAGAAATGGCAAGCGCGCGTTTTCTTGCCTGGAGTGAAATCAATGAAAGAATTCACGTCATCCAAAGCCGCAAAAGAACGCGTTGAAACACTCATTAGGCTTTGGTTTGAATTACTCAATGAAAAATAAAACAGCAACGGGCGGAACCCCGCCAAAGTTCCGCCCGTGCGATCAGTGGATTAATTGAAAGGGAATTAATCCACGATTACCATTTCACCGGCCTGCTGTTTCTTTGCCGCTTCCGCTTGTGCCGCTGGTGCCAGCTTCTCAAAGTCAGCGCGCCTCATTTGACGACCGCCACCACGACCGCCACCAGCGCCGCCACTTCCGCTTCCGCTGCTATCATCGGCTTTCAACAGCATATCCTTTTGCGGATGTGCTTCAATCAGCAAGCGCAATGCCTCATCGGGCGATGCAGGATTTCCGATATTGCCAGGCTCTTTTGACATAACCGGATTGCCGTCCTTGTAATAGGCTGTCGGCTTGCCGTTATCCAGCTTGAAATTTGACTTGAAATAACTTTCAACCATATCGAGCGGCAACGCGACTTTCTCACGCAAGAACGTTGAACCTTTGAAAATACCGCCAATTTGCATATCTGCAATTGTTCCGTCGCGTTCTGCAATTGCCTTATCTTTTTCCGATAATTGAGCGGTGAATTCAGCTTTGACCGCCTCGCGTACCTTCTCGACTTCACCAGCGTCAATCAATTGTTTGGCGTCGATATTCTTGACGGTATCGATTGCTTTGCGTGCTGCTTCCGGGTCCACACCCTCAAACGCTTTCAAAGCGCCTTCCGCTTTTTCGGCACGCTCACGATGTGACTTTGCTTCCGCGTTCAATTTGGAAATTGTATCGGATGCAACGACCGCTTCACGTCCACTGGCGTCAACGTAAATCGGGTTGCTGTCCTTCAATTCAAGTTTACCGTCTGCATCAACTTTCCAGCCCGGCGAGCCTGGGTCAAATGCAGCAGTGGCGAGAATGGCAAGATGCGTCTTGATGATCGTTTTCATTTTTGCAGTTATCCAACTGTTGCGCCGCTGCTATCCTGCTAAACGGCATTGTTGCGCGGCACATTGCCCGGTGTCGCATTCGGGTCTAAATCATCATCTAAATTAATATCCAGATTTGTATCATCGGCGGGAACTTCTTTCAACAACCGTTCGCGTTCTTCCTCTTTATCAAATTCAGGTGAAAGAACCTTGCGGCGCTTCAATTCACTCCAATATGTTTCTTGTGAAAGGTCGCCGCTATCGCGTGCCGCCCGCAACGCTTCAATGTCCGAATTACCATCCATGAATTCGTCAAATTCAGTGTAAACATTAATTTCCGGTTCATAATCGTTAATTGACATGTACATTGCGGTAATCAAAAACGCATTTTCAAGCGCATCTTTCAGAGCAAGTGCCCATACGGAAACCGCCGATTTGGATTTGCCCGCCGCGTATGCAGTAGTGATAACCGTTAAATTACCGGAATTAGCGGTCAATGGTTGACGTCCTAATTCACGCAAATCTTGCTTGGTATTGGTATTTTTCTTTTCAAGAAATTCCATCGATTGCGCGGACGGTTCAACGTAAGCCCATGAACCGGAATTACCATTACCATCAGGAATACCCCACAACACGCGTGATGGTCCGCGCTTTAATTTCTTTGGTGTCCTTCCATCAGCTTGCATTTCCGGGCGCATACCGTTCGCGGCAAGCATAGGATAACCGGCCAAATTCGAAATGTATTCAAGCGCGCTTTCTGATTGATATAGTTTAATCTGCAAATCGGCTGCATCGCGCATTGCAGGAAATATTTTGAATGTTGTTCCATCGCGCCGCCCGGTAATGAACGGAACAAGAGGAATTATCGAAATTGACAATATTCCGTTGTCAACACGAATAAATTTTTTCTCATTGGGTAATTTTTCATAAAGTTCCCAAACAACTCTGCCATCATCATTCAATTGAAAAATTCGCACGCGGTCCGGTTCAGTAACGCCAGGCTCGAAAATGCGAATGTAAGAAAGCATTTGCTTTCCATTAACAATTTTGGTTTTTGCTTCCAGAATATTACGCCCTAAGACGTGCGACCAAAACGGGCGAATTCCGGCTTGTTTCTGATCAGCTTTGGTTTTGATGCGTTCACGATCAACAGTCGGATAATCAATAAACAACCAATGAATTGCAGAATTTACACCATTGAACATTGCCAATGACGCAAAAACAGTAAGGTTATTGCCGGAACCATCTACATTTTCTGCAAATTCTTTTAATTCTTCGGGAACCTTTTTGTCATCACTTTCAATAAAAGTAACTTCCTCTTCAAATGGTTTTGCAGCCAAACCTTCAACAATATCACGATATACATTGGTAAATTTTGTTAATTCCAAACGTAAATCATAATCTTCTTTTTCCTCATCAACAAATTGCGGTAAATATTTCTTACCCGCATTCTTAACAGCATCATAACCTTCAACAATATCGTCTGTCATATCCCAATAAGGAAGCATCGATGAAATGTCAGGTGAGCGCTTTAATATTTCATCACTATCAACTGTTGCAACATCATTGATCATTTCAACAGCCGCAACCAAAGACGCGGTATCAGGCGTTTTGTTGTGTTGTGCGAGCGTTGTAGCGCCAGGATTGGCGAACGCGGTTGATGCGAGCAATTTGGCGCGAACGTGCATGTTTGGTTCCTTAGAAGCTTCCGCTGTACACTGTAGCATAATCGTCAGGTATCGGGAAATACGCCATAACAACCGCATCCGCAAGGTTTGGCGATTTCATGCCCTCCGGTGTTTTGTTGACGATCATTTGCAATGATGTGCTTTCGCCTTTTGTCGGTTGCGCTAATTCTTTCATTAATTGCATTAACATCGGCATTGTTCCATCCAAGCTAATCAACTCATCGGCTTTATAATCTGGAATTGGTTGATTGTTTTTGATTGCTTGAACGCATTTCCATGTTTTATAGAAACGAGTATAAAGCGCCCACCAAGCTTGTGATTTCAGATTTTTGAAAAACGCTTTGTTGGTCAAGCTTTCCATATCATCAGGAATTATGCGATTGAATGGCTCTAGGACGCCAGCACCCGCATTCCATGCAACAAATTTACCGCGCCATTCAAACTTTTCATCAATCGTAATTCTGTTGTATTCGGTCTTAACGCCGCTGCCAACGCCGATAGCGTCATACATCACGCGAATACCGGGATGTTCTCGACATGACATCAATGCGCGCCGGGTTGTCGTACCTGGATCGCGTTCGCCCCATTCTTCAACATGACGCAAAATTACCCATTGACGTTTGGCCAACGCGTTCCGGTCAATTCCACCGTCTGCAACATCCAAACCAGCCGTCCAAATATCGAGCGGTTGCACGCGCAAACACGGAATTATCAAATGTGCGTCAACAGCCGCTTGAATATATTCGTATGGAATAACGGTATTAGAAACCGCTGCACTATAATTGCGGTCAACCTCTTGTGCGAAAATATGTTGCATACCTTCGCGTTCATATTTCGCTTTTCTGGTGTCATACCATTCTTGTGTTTTTTCTGGATGATCGCGCCAATCAAACACAAACACGCGGGTAAATCCCGGCTCAATTTTAGCGTCTGGATACCAATCAACGCCCGCTTCACGTCTTCGATGGAATGGATTACCCAAACCGTTCACAGATGAAATATCGATGCGCACGCGCGTGTTATCACCTAGCGCAGCCTCAATTTTTTCCGGTCGTTCGATGTGCGCCGCCTCATCAACAAAAAACATGCTCTTTCTGCCGCCGCGCCCGATATTGTCACCAGCTTCACCGGTAATTGTCGCGCCATTTTCCGGGTTGATGCATTTCATAAACGTAAGGTGTTTTTTATCGGTCAATCCTTTCGGACGCCAAATGTCAGGCAACCGATTAATCATCAGTCTTATTTTTTCAAAAATACTATCGGGATCGCCTAATTTATCAATTAATTCCTGTTTACGCGAACCCCATCCAATCGCATCATCATCAATAAACAACCATGATGCAACAGAATAGCCGCACGCGAGCCATGTTGCGCCCATGTCACGCGCTTTTTCAACTAACCCGCCTTCCTGGTCGGCTCGCAATTGGTCAACATAATCAATAAACCAATCTTGTTTTTCAAAAAAAACAAACGGTATCCATTTATCGCCCGCCTTGCGCGGATCATAAGTGTCAAGCCAATGCAGAATGAATTTCTTGCGATTTTGCGCATAAAATGCTTTTGCAGAAGCGAGCAAATCGGGCGAATTGCGCAATGCGTCAACAGTTTGCATTCGCCAAACGTAAACACCGCTGTAATCTGGAGGCCATTCCTCATGTGATAAAGCGTGCGGCTTCCATGGCTTAATTAAATCGCCGCTGGTTTCGCGCAAATACCAATCAAATAAATCTGCATTATCTGTTGACATCATTGCAGCACTCGAATATATAGAAATGGAAACAACCAACGGGAGAATGTGAAATGTCCACAATTCACGATCAAGTCAATGAAAAAATTGAAATGGCGAAAATTTACGCGGAAGATGGTGCATTTTTCGCCGCCGCAAGATGTTTGAAAGAAGCGGCGGAAATATACGAGAAGCGCGCCGATGAAATTCGCAAAAAAATGATGGAGGACACTCATCGATAACATCATCCGTCATCACCGATGAAACGCCGATATTCATCCGCAACCGTGGTTTTATCTACGGTTGCGGGTAATTTTGGCATGGAATAATCAGAATAAAGCGGGTTGTCGCCTTTATCCAAACCGTTGAATTTTGCTAGCGTGTCGAGTGACCGCAACTTATCGTGCAGCTTGAACTTCAACCGGCGCTTTGATCCATTCCGCCCAACCTCATCAATAACATCAATTTCAGCAATCGCCGCCCATTGTTCACGTGTCAGTTTGGACAGTGTGGGCTTAGGAAAATCATCTTCACCAATTTCAAAGAAATCCGCCATATTGGCAAACGCAATATTGGCGTGTTCCTGGATGATGCGAGCCGGTACTAAATCACGCTCGCGCGCCAAATCTTCAACAGCCTCGCGAATGGCAGCATTGACCATCGGTTTCGCGAATTGATCGCGCGCCCGGCTGTCCATCGCATCAAAATCGGTCGTTTCAGTCCAACGATCTAATGTTGTGGTGATGCGTTCCGGCGCATTTCTGGTGTTTTCAGCGTCCAAACGACGCAAAAAGCCGTCAACGAACTCGCGTTCGATGGCTGTTAATTGACTATATGCGCTCGCAAATCTCATAACATACATATGGCGCATCTTGTCGGTACGGTCAACTTTTTCAAATCAATCACAAAATAAGTGTTGTAATTAGAAACGAGCCGTGCAATAAACAATCAACAGCAACCGAACAACAGGAATACACCATTGCGGCACGTGACACGCGTTACAAAAACGCATGGTTCCTGGAAGGCGTCGAATTCTCGATTTCTCGCGACATGTTCAAGGTGATTTGAAATGGAACATTACAAAGAAAAATATGGTGCATGGGGTGGTAATCCATCTGGAAACAAGCCGGATTTCACACGCTGTTGTGCGGAAGTTCATAAAGATTGGCATTATTACCAGTGTTCCCGTTCACGTGGTCACGGTCCAGATGGTGCATATTGCAAAACACATGATCCGGCTGCGATTGCAAAACGCGAGCAAGCAAAGCGGGAAAAATGGAACGAACAATACAATCAAGATCGTTATCGTTACCATGGTAAAAAATTCTTCAATGTATTGCGGCAAATCGCAGATGGTCACAATGATGCACGCGGCCTCGCACAAGAAACCATTGAAGAATTTATGAAGGGGATGAAATGACCGCACAAGCCGACATCATCGCCAATGTGGGGTATTACGTCACGGTGCGCAACGGCTCGCGCACTGGTGGTTTGCTTGGACCGTATGACACGCAAGCGGAAGCGTTGGAGAATGTCGAGCGCGGTCGCAAATTGGCGCTGGCAAGCGACAATGAAACACGTTCCTGGTTTTATGAGTATGGAACAACGAAATTGACAACACGCGGACGGTTGCCAAAGTCCGTTTTTGGAGTGTGAGAAATGTTCTATTTGCATGTTCATATGCCATATGACAAACAATGTCGTTGGATTGGTGTTGAATACGGCGCTTATATAATCGTTAACAGCGCATTACATGCAGAAGCGTTTCACATGCGCGATGTGGAACAAACACGTCAATATACATTGCGTGTATTCCCAGGTTGCACATGTTTTCCGATTGAATGCAGCAGCAATAAAATAATTCCCGAAAATATGCGGCAATTGATGAATTGCGCTTGACGCAATTAATTATATCATGTAACGCTAAGGAAACGCTAACAGGAGTAACGCACATGACGTATCTTGCAACATTGCTCGCGATAACAATCGTGTTCGTCGCCGCAATCTGGCATATTGACGAACAGGCAATGAAAACGTGCCAGTTGTCGCATTCGTTCGAAACCTGCCATTCGGCAATTTATAATTAGGGGTGATGACAATGAACATCAAAAAGAAAATCAAATCATGGCTTGGAATTACTGCACTCGAAATGGAAATCGACCATTTGCGCGGTGTGATCAACACCGAACAGAAACGCATTGCCAGGCGCATTGAAGAACTCGACAACCTCACGCGGGAAGATATCGACATCGGTTTTCGTGGCAAGAACACGATCATTCTAACCGGTGTTTATCGTGGTCGCGGATATGTGGAATTCTATGACATGTCGGATTACGATTTCGCAGAAGTGGTGAAGATGTATCAGGACCGGCGCAAGCGCAATCTGTTGCGTGTCGTTGATGGCCCGCCGTTTGTGAGCGGTGCGTTCGACATCCGTTAACGTCATCAACCCTGGTCAATTTGAGAGCCGTTCCTTAATTGGGACGGCTTTATTTTTTTGTCGTTCTATATCTATATTAATATCTAATTCGATTTTCCACCTCTCGGACAGAATATTGTACAACACATATTGTAACAATATCAATATACAATTCTATTACAATATAGCTTTCTACCTAGTAAGAACAGACTTTAATATGTATATAGATATAGAACAAATTAACCAATTAACCGTTATTTTCCACGTTATCAACCATTCTATATATTGTTCAATCTATCAACCGTTCTATGCTATCTATCTATGTATAAGGCTATTGACCACCCGACCAAAATGTGCCATTGATAAGGTCAACCATAGGAGCGCCAGACCGTGACAAGCCGACTAACTGACAAACGAGCCATGCGGACGGCATTGATAGTTGCAATCGGTGTCGAGCGCGATTTGATAGAGTGCTACCGCGACCGGCACACCGGCAAAGTTGACGAAATGGAACCTGGAATAATTACCGCGCGCCGCCGAATTGCAGCATTTGAAAGAGTGTTGAACCGATATTTCGGCGGAACAACAACCAACCCAATCGACAACGCCAAACGCGTTTCGGTATTCGAGATAATTAAGAGGATGCAGGAAGATGAAACCGACTGTAACCGTTAGTTTAAACGAGGATGATTTTTATTTCATAATGGACAGTATCGGCTTGAATGTGCCGACTGATGAGGAAAAATCACCATTGGAATTGAAAACAACAAAGAAATTGCGCCGCGCGCAAGAACGTTTGGAGCGTAAACAATGAAGGATTTAAGTGTTTGGAACATGTTTGCAACTAAAGAACAAAAAGAAGCCGAAAAAGCGCATCAAGAGAAAACAAAGGAAATGTTTATTAAAATTATTCCACGTTTAAAATGTAATATATGTGGTGCGCCAGCAAATTATTATGGTGAATACACACAAACCGCCCGTTGTAGCAATCATAAAGATAATGCGGATAGCTATCAAAAAATATAAGAGGTATGAACAATGCACCACGTGTACACACTGACCGCCGCCAACCAAACAACACCGCACACGATAGGTGTAATGCCTGGACCGACGCCGGAAACGACCCGTCCCGGTGACTATATGCAATTCGTGCATTCGTTCGAGACTGAAGCGGGTGCCAATAATTATCGCGAGACATTGGAGCATCATTACAATATTGCCGGGCCGATGGTTGTTGTGTGCGAGCAAACCGGCGAAATCTACAAAAGCGGCAATGAAGCCGCCCGCGCTGTCAAAGGCTCGCAATCAGCCATGGCGAACCACTTGCGTGGTTTCGCGGGCTTCAACAGTGTCAAGGGTTTCACATTCCGCCGCGTGCCGCTGTCGGTCGCAAATGCAATGAAGGGTGATCAGTGATGACCAATGAGATAACAACGGAAGCAATGATTAAAATGCGGGAAATTGAAAGGCAATTCGGCCCGCGACCATTAGAAATTGAAACAGAAGAACAACATTTGCATTGGTTGTTGTCAAAAATTAACCAAAAAGCAAGAGAAGACGCGGAACCGATTATTCAAAGATTGGTTGACATAGAAGGAATGAAGCCATTTACACCGTTGTTGATAATTGTAAAGGATCAACAGCCATGATCATCCAAATCACCGCTAATCCCGTCGAATGGCGCAACGCTTGGTGTGTCTATACATGCAGTGATGCAAACGGAATTGTCCAATATGTTGGCGTCTGCCAATTGCGCGATGTATTGACACTTGAGGATGCACATTGCAATTCGAAATTTGCCGATGTGTTCGGCCATCCAACCGCGCCAATGACACTTGAATGCGTGTTCATCACATTAAGAGAGAGTGAAGCACGCAACGAACACCGCCGCGTTGTCGGAATTCACAAACCGTTTTGCAATTATAACGGCTATTATCGAGCGTTGGCGCATCAATATGTCAAATGCAATGAAACTGGTGAAGTGTTCCGCAACGCTCGACAAGCCGCCATCGCCAAGAACATCGATCCTGGTGCGCTCCACCGGCATCTAAAAGGTGTTCCCGGCCATTTGCAGGTGAAGGGACACACTTTTTCATACACCATGACATGGCCGCTTGACAGCACGCCGCCCGCATGATAGCCGTGATTGATCGTTATCCAAGTGGATAAATTCAGCGACAAGGACGCGACATATGGGGCATTATCGCAGCGAATTAGTATCAGAAAGCGAGGAAAATCGCGAACAAGCACACAAAGAAAAACGCTTGAAAAACTTGGAAACAGGAATTCAAGCGGCGATTGATGAAAATGGTGTTGCTCGCGTGATTGCCGAAATGGTCGCTGATCGAACACTATTTTCAATTGGTATGAGCGCAAAAGGTGAGCGCATTTTAAGAGGTGAAAAATAATGCACATTCAAATCACAACCCGCGATCTTTCCAATATGGATGAACCACCAAGCGTCATGATTATCGACGCCACGGTGCCGTTTCAACAGAAGTGGTTCGCTAAACATTGGTGGTGGGCAATGTGCACAAATCACACCATCACAATGACACCGACAACGGACCCGGTGACTTTCGTTGATCGTCGCACCAGTGCCGGTGAGGCGAAATCATGAAATTGACCGACCGACATATGACCTATTTGCAGAAAATCGCAAAATCCGGCCCGCTTTGGTCGCCAGGGCAATGGCCCCCTTACATGGTGGAATTGTTCAAAGCGGGCTATATCGAGAAACATGGCAAGAGCATTTATTTAACCGAAAAAGGTTGGAGTGTCGCAACGCCATGACTTGTCTTGCGGCAACCATCGGCCTGATTTGTGCGCTCAATGTGCCACCTTACCCGGAACCGCAATTGTTCCATCACGGTAAGGCCACCAACCGCGCCACATATGGTATCAATCGGTTTGTGCCGGAATTACCGCTAATCGGCCCGGTCATTGCATCGGTGAAGCCGTCCGACAAAGCGCCAGGATTGGCCGTGCTGTCGTATCGATCGAATTCAAAGCACCGAACCAAAACATCATGTTTTCCGCCGCGACTGGTTCGCATATTGCGCGATGTGGAACGGCATTTCAAAGCGCCGGTAATTGTCACAAGCGGATATCGCACGCCGCGTCACAATCGCCGCGTTGGTGGTGTTCGCGGATCGATGCATTTGCAATGCAAAGCAGCGGACATTAAAGTTCCTGGTGTGAGTAAGAAACGACTTCACACCTATCTAATGCGCCATCCGAAACGCGGTGGTGTTGGTCTGTATCGTCGTTGGGAAACGGTGCACATAGACGTTGGAAGAAAACGAAACTGGTATTGGAGATAATTGAAATGACATCGCCAACAATCGAACAAATCGCACAACGCATCACCGCAACACGTGATAAGTTGGCAAAAGCGCATGTTGAACATGGTCACGCCATGAAACAAATTAGCGCATGGTCGGAAAAAGCTGACAGCGCGCAAGACACAATTATTGCGCTCGACAAACGGCTTGCTGCTTTGCGCCGCATGATTTCAGATGAGGCAAGCCGATGAAATGGGATGTTCGTTTCACATGGGATCACATCGCTTTTCCGATTTCTATCTATTATCTCAACAACAGTGAAGCAAGAATATTTGCCATCACTATTTTTGTTGTTGAAATTTCAATTGGAGAATTAAAACATGACTGACACATTCAAAAAAACAATTCGCATTGAACCGGTAAGCAATGGCGGTTTTATTGTGTCAACTGACCCGAAACCTAGTGAATTCAATTGGCCCACCCATGCATTCACCAATGCCGCCGATTTGCTCGCCTGGATCACCGGAGAACTTGCACCACAATCGCCCGCCGCGCCGGATGGTGAAGGATGGCGGAAATATACGCCCGGTCCGCTGCCAATACAACCAGTAATTCAAGATAAGTGGGTCGATGTGAAAACCCGACAAGGTTTAGTGTTGCCAAGCCGCAACCCGTTATCGCTCGATTGGTCAACTATTACACATTGGCGACCATCCAAATGAACACCGCAACCGCCAAAGTGTATAGTGGCGCGGAATGGCGCAACGTGATTGGCAAGATCGTCAACACCGGACCGAATGGCGCAACTGTTGAAGATGAACGCGGTGTGCGCTGGTATGCAACAAACGACCGCCTCAAGATTGAGCGCGGCCAGGATGCAGAACAATCGCCGTTGTGGTGAAGGTTGACAATACCGAACAAATCATCTAATTACGAGTTATTGAATGAACGTCCCGATTGATGCGATAGCAACCTAGCGGATCGGTGACGGGGTTGCATGAAATTGCAGACGCAGGCGGCATTGGTCACACAAAACCCGCGCGTTTGCATGACAGACAGCCTGGCCCGTTCCTCTCGCGGTGCCGGGCTGTTTTGTTTTTATAATTGCACTATTGACAACCGTTTAATTGCAGCATATATTGCAATTATCAACAACGGGAGTTAATCACATGAAAGTCAATGAAACACATGTTATTCACCTTTGGAACGGAACCACTCATGTTCAAGTTGAAGTGACCGTTCAACTTGACACCGCCGACCTTGCGGAACGCATCGGTCAAGCTGCATTCCGTAACAAAAGCGGAAAAAGCGAAATGTGCGGCGGTGCGATCAAGGTAACAGCCAAACTCCACTAATCATCAATCAGGCGGCGCGCGAATGCGCCGCTAATTATTTTTATAATTGCTATTGACGGCAACCGTAATTTATGCAATAAACAATCATCGAAACACAAACGGGAGTTACGGAAATGAGCATTCAGCCAAAAAAATGGAATAAAGAAATGTTTACAAAATTTCAGTGTGAAAAAGGTTTGATCATGCATTTCAAAACAGGTAAAAACGCCGATTTGGTTGAAAAATATATGAATGACGCAATGGAACAAATGACAGATGATGAATTTGTTGCAATGAACGAACGTATTTCTATTGCGTGTTTCTCATAATTGACAGGAAACGCCGCGCAAAATATGCGCAATTACGTCAACAGTCCAACCATTCCCGATTGCTTTATACCGGATTTCTTTTTTTAGTTTCCGAGTATAATTATCAGGTAATGTTTGCAATCGTTCGCATTCAACATGTGTTAGGTATCGCGCAAAATCTTCAAATTCAATCAAACCAGAATTCGGGCAACGATCTTGTTTTGTTGTTAACGTGTGAGATTTTGAAGCATATGTAATGTTTGAACAAACACCGTTTGCGCTGTTGTTCGGACTTCCTTTTCCGTTACTCCACATTTTAATGCGTGATGGTGTACGCTTCATTTTATATGATTTTAAATGTTCACCAACATATTCGCGGATTGCCCAAAATTCAATTCCAGCATCAAAAATTGGGGCAATTGGTATATTTGTCCAATACAATCGTTTACGCCGTTGCGCGCTAAACATGGCGCTGTCAATTTCAATTGGTTCAACACCCATTAACAAACTTACAAGGTCGCGATCCTCTTTCTTCATTCGTACATTTTCAAGCAAAAAATATCGCGGTTTCAATGCATCCTTTACACTGATATAATCAAATAATAATTGTGAACGCGGATCGTCAAAGCCGCGCGAACCGTTCGCCTTGCTAAATCCCTGACAAGGTGAACCGCCCATGAGCAAATCAACCGAACCAAGCACACCAGCCGTCGCAAGTTGTCGCACGGCTCGAACATCACCAAGTTGGACGGTTTGCGGGTAATTATCGCAAGTAACGGCAATCGGATGTTTGTCAATTTCAGAAGCCATATAAATTGATGGTTTAATTCCGGCTCTTTCGAGTGCAATTTGCCCGCATGATATACCGTCAAAAAGCGACAACACGCGAAAATCACTCATAACCCTGCACCCGTCCAAATGCTGCAACCGGCAATTCGCGCATGATCGCAAATACGGTCGTGCGCTCCAACATGCTTTCCTGTCCGAACGCACGGGGTGCGCGGCCTATCTCGAAATAACCCATCCCCTCTAGAATGCGATGCACGGTTGCTTGTGCGGGCTGTCTAACGCCAACCTCGCGCAAACGCTTCAACACTGCCAGGGATGACACATAGCCGCCACGGAAGCCCGCTAGACCGTCTTCAACCGCGTTCACTATGGCGACTTCAACCGGCCCGCGCGACACTTTCACCGCTTCCTGTTGACTGGACGTTTCCGGCGCGCGCATGGGTATCGCGCCGCGCTCGATTGGGTAATTCAACAACCAATCAGCAATTATTTCATTGCCGCCCGAATGCAACCATGTGAACAGCCCGTTAAAATATGCGTCATCCATGCTGCGCGCCAGACGATCCGCGTTTGTCTGAATAGCGCTGTAGAAAATCGAGTAGCGCCGACCATTCACATTTACCGGGATGGCGTCTTTGTAATTGGAGAACAACA